GTACGTGCGCCGCGACCGGGAGCGCCACGGCCTCGGCCACTGAGAGATTCCCAGGTCACGCGTCAACCCAGGCCCTAGGTTACAGTTGTGTAACGTGTGTGTCATAACTCGGGCGTGGGCTTGCCGACACCAGGGTTATAACACACTATTGACATGCGCCAGTTGACTAGCGCCAAGCGACTACCGCCGCTTGAACCCGCGTTGACCAGGAGATGTCACGTTGAACACCCAACCGTCACCCGCCCCGGACGCCGACCCGGCGCCCCCATCCCGCCGCGCGGCATTGATCACCGGCACCGTCGTGGCCGCCCTGGTCGTGGCGCTGGTCGTCGCGTTCGTGCTGCCCGCCACCCGGCCCGTCATGCTCGCCGTGACCGAATCGCCGTTGCGCTTCCTGACCGGCCTGGTGACCGGCCTGGTGACCGCGATCGGGGGGCTGTTCTGATGTCGATCAAACTCACCCCGGCCATGTGGGCGGCGCTGGACGCGATCACGGGCGACGTGCACGCCCCCGGTGTCAAGGGCGTCACGCTAGAGGCGTTGGAGCGGCGCGGCGTGATCCGGTGCGAACAGCACCGCGACGCCAACGGCGACGCACTGGAGTTCGCCCGCTGGTACCTCACGGACGCGGGAGCCGCCGCGCAGGCCAAGCGCCTTGCCTCGGCGCCGGTCGGCCCGCGCAGCGCCGTGCGGGTCACCGAGCCGAACCGCCCCGGCAACGGCACGTCCCGCCACTGGACGCGCACCCTGTCCGGCAAGCGCTACTCGTTCACCGCCGTACTCATGCCCAGCGGTGAGCGGCGCTACTCGGTCAGCCGCTTTGACGGGCCGCACGGTGCACCGAATTTTGACTACTACTGGACGCGGTTGCATTACGTCACCGTCCCGGCGCCCGCCGCCGAGGCCGACCCTGCCGAGGCCGACGCCGCCGAGGCCGCTCAGCGCAAGGCCGAGGCGTCCCTTACCAACCTGTTGGACGACATGCACCATGCGTCGATCACGCGTCGCGAGGCCGCCCGCCGGGCGCACGACGACTACGGCACGTGCCGCGCGGACGCCGGGGACGGCGTGTGTGGGCGCCCGCTGGACGCGTACGGCCGGTGTGACGGCCTCGCCGGGCATTGGGGCGGCGCGACGCCGCTTGACCGCGTCACGGCGGCGTTGAGTGCCATGGTGGCCGACGCTCAGGCGAAGCTGACCGAGGCCGAGCGGCGCCCCGCCGCCGAGCAGGACGCCGAGCTGATCGCGGCTCTCAGCGCGCGGTGTATCGCCCTGGTCGACGCTTACCACCTGTCCCACTCGGAAGCGCCGATGTCTGCGGCGTCGTCCATGATCACGGTGCACACCGCCGAGGTCAACCGCGCCGGGGGTGAGCGCTGATGTCTCGCACACGTCGGCCCGCCGCCGCCGCAACGACCCTGCTCACCCGTCCGGGGCAGCGGTGCGTCATCTACCTGCGTCTGAGTGATCTTGATGACGCCGACCTGAACGACCAGGGCGAGGCCAAGACGTTCGGCGCCCGTGAGTCCGCTGTCCGCGAACTGGCCGCGCGCCACGGCTGGACCGTTGTTGACGTGATCATTGAAAACGACGTCGCACGACGTGAGGGCGGCAAGCAGCGCAACGCGTCCGCGTTCAAGCGGCGCAAGATCACCCAAGCGGACGGGTCGGTCATCTTCCGCGTGATCCGTCCGGGTTTTCAGCGGATCGTGCGCGGTATCGCGGACGGTACGTATGACGCGCTGCTCACGGAAGATCTTGACCGGACGATGCGTGACCCGTACGACTGTGAAGATCTGATCGCGGCCGTGCGCACGACGAAAGCGAACGCGCGTTCGGTGTCCAGTTCGCTGACCTTGACCGATGGCGGCACGGATTCCGAGATCACGATGGCACGGTTCCTGGTCACGATCGCGAACAAGTCCAGCTTGGACACGTCGCGGCGGGTCGCCGAGGGCCGGGAACGCAAGGCGCGCGCGAACGAATTCGGTGGTGGCCCGCGCCGGTTCGGATTCGAGTCGGACGGGATCACCAAACGGTGGGACGAATGCATGATCATTAACGTGGCGTCGCACCGCGTGCTGAAAATCGACGGACGCGCACACCGGGCGGGCAAGCTGACGTCGCTGCGCCTGTTGGCCGCCGAGTTGCGCGCGGCCGAGGTGCCGACCGTGACCGGCGCAGCGTGGACGGCGGCGACGCTACGGGACATTCTGTTGCGCCCGCGCAACGCCGGGATCATGGAACACCGGGGCGAGGAAATCGGCCCGGCGCCGTGGTTGCCGATCGTGCCGGAACCGGTCTTCCGGGCCGTGGTGCGGGTGCTGACCGACCCGAGTCGGCGCACGAACGCTGAGCAGGGCGCTACGCCGCGCTGGCAGGGTTCCGGCATCTACCGGTGCGGTATCTGTGACGATGGCACGACGTGTTGGGTGTCGGGCGGTAAGGGCCGTTCGCCGCGCTACGCGTGCAAGGGCAAGAATCACTTGACGCGCAACGCGGAACGGCTCGACTTGTTTGTACGCGACGTGATCATTGAGCGTCTGTCGCGCCCGGACGCGGCCGAGGTGTTCACGGTGGAGACCGGCCCGGCGGTGGACGCCCGCGCGTTGCACGCGGAAGCGGCGGCGATCAGGGACGGCCTGAACGAACTGGCCGCAGACCGGGGCGCGCGGATCATTACCCGTGAGCAGTACTTGCACGGTATCGAGCGCGGGAACAACCGCCTAGAGGAGATCAACACGACGTTGGCCGCGTCGGTAGAGCAGGACTCGCCCGTGCTACCGCTATTGGCCGCTCGGGACGTGGCCGCCGCGTGGGACGCGCAACCGTTGGCGATCAAGCGAGCGGTGATCGACACCATGGTGACGGTCAAGATCCACCCGTCCGGGCAGCGTGGCAGCGGGTTTTACCCGGAAACGATTGAGATTCGCCCCAAGGTGCCGACGCGCACGCGGCCGGACGTGGTGGTGTCCGCCGCCGCGTAGAACGTCCCGCCCCGGTCAGCCCGGCGCACCGTAAATCTGATTTACGTGTTGCGCCGGGCTTTCCTCTGCTTCTAAGGTCGAGGACACCGTCACCGACCCGCAGAACCACGCCCGGACGAACCGCTCTCCGCGCGCTGGACGCGTTGTCACCCGTGGGGATACCCCAATGGACGCACCACGCCGTGAAGCCCGTGCGCGCGTTGCTAGGGCAGCGAAAGCGGCCCGTCGTGCTGCCGCCGACCCGGACGCCGCCGCCGAGCTGACCAACGCCCGCCGCGACTACGCCGCCGCGTCACTCGCCGAATACATCGCACACATGGTGGACGACTGGCCGCCGCTGACCTGTGAACAGGTGGCCGAGCTGCGCGCCCTGTTCGACCCGGTAGGGCGCCGAGTGGCCTAGTCGTACGGGTACGTCGTGCGCATGAGCCTGCGGCAACGAGGGCAATAGAACTTGTTGCACGATCGACCGTTGTCGTCTTTGACCGGCCCCTCGGAGTCCCACGTCCCCGGATGCGAGCAATCAGCGTTGGAGCCACTAGAGTTGTCGGATTTCTTCCGGCCGCTGAACAGGCCCATCGTCGAGTTGTCCTTTCAGGCCAAGCGCCAGTGCATGCCCAGCGCCACCAGAACGGGCGCCCCGGTCGCCACCATCACCAACGCCACCAGACGTAGCAACGATCCGATGCCGTGGGGCCGTTCCGGCGTCCGGTCCGCGCTCACAGCGCGATTGCGAGGATGACGAGAAGGAACCGCGCCCATCGGGATTTTTTGGGTTCGGTGGTGTCGATAGCGTGCGTAGTCACGGTTATATCTCCCTAGATGAGTGGCCATACGAACGAAATCGGTGCCCCGCACATCATCATCACCAGCACCAGTAGGCGCAGCAACGACACGATGCCGTAGGGGTCGTGGTAGCTGCCGGTCATACGCCGCCGCCGGTAAACGTGTGTCCCGTGTCGACCTCGCCGAGCAACCGCCGCACGGCGCCGGGCACCTCGGCCAGTGTGGTGACGCACGCGGTGCGGTCGTCCAGGTCGGCAAACACGGTCGAACCGCCGTGCACCCACACCGCGCCACGGGCGCCCGCGCTCAACGGGCCTCGAACGTCTTGCGTGTAGCGGTCTCCAATGTGGACGATGTCACCGACCTTGTATCCCTCGGACTCTGCGACGCTTTTCCATAGCCACCGGGCGGGTTTCACGTCGCCGAGGTCGTAACTGGCGTAGAGCGTTTTCACGTACTGGCCGCACCGGTTCATGATGTAATCCATGGCCGGTTTCGTGGTGGCGTTCTGATTGGTCAGTGCGACAACGGTTCCGAGGTCGCTCAGTTCGCGGAGCACGGTCCATGCGGCCTCGAAAAACTCGAACGTGACGCCCGGCCACGGGTCGGGCCACTGGTCTTCGTTGATCAACAGCACGTCACACAGTTGCCGGATCACGTCGTCGGTGACAGCGGCGGTGTTCAGGATGCGCTTGACGTGGAAATCAAGAGTCTGTCGGTTGTAGCCGCGTGGCGCGAGTCTGGCCAGGATTTCGGCGGGATCGGCGCCGTCACCGACGACGTGGCCGAATGTGCCGCCGAGGTCGATTGTGAATAGTGGTCGCGTTGTCACGCTGAATGTCTCCCCGTCATTCGTGAATGCTTTTCCGGTTGAACGTGACCGTTCGGGGCGAACCATAGCGATCACCGGAGCAATGTCCATGGCGCCGCATTCTCGCCTGAAATTCGGTCGACCAGGCCGATAGCGCCGTGCGGCCGTTCGGGATACGCCTCACCCGAATGTCGCAGTGGGCCGAGGTGTGCGCGCTGCTATGAGCGCACCGGTCCACTCTGACCGGCCAACCGGGACGGGGCACCCTCGGCGCGCATCGTGTCTGATCAGACGTCCGAGTGATCACGAATTGTCGGCCTCGGCGTCCCGTCGACCGAACAAGCCGTCACCCGATCGGGCGGTTATCGGCGAACGGGGCTTGTCTGGTTGCGGACTATCAGCGCCAGTAGTTAAATGCCAGGCAACAAGCGCCACGCGACATACGGCGCAAGACATCACGGGAGAGCGCACAGGAGAACAACCGTATGGGGCAGGAAGTCACCGTCCGGCTGACCGATGACATTGACGGCAGCAGCACCGCCGAGGAAACCGTCGTGTTCGGACTGGACGGGATCACCTACAACATTGACGTGAACGGGCCACACGCCGCCGAGCTGCGCGCGGACATCGGCCGCTGGATCGAACACGCCCGACGCGCCACCAAGACACGCGCACACAAGGAACCGGGCGCGCGACGTCGGCGCGGTACACAGGGTGACGCGCAAGCAATTCGCGAGTGGGCCGCCACTCAGGGAATTTCACTGTCCCCTCGGGGACGTATCCCTGAGCATGTGGTGGAACGGTACCGGCGCCTGAACCAGAACGCCGCCTAACCCACGACAGACGTTCAGCAACACCACCGTAGACAATCAGACGCGGGGGTTTATTTTCCCATGGCACAAATGGTGCGCCTGGTCGACGACGTCGACAAGGTCTCAGACGCGGATCGAACAATCTCGTTCGCGTTTGCCGGTAAAGAGTACGACATTGACCTGTGCGAGCGGAACGCCGAACAGATCACGGAAGAAATGGCGTTCTGGATTACCCACGCACGCAAACGCGGGACGGTGCCCAAGATGTTGTCCGCGCGCCAGGCCGCCGAGGCACACGCGCACGTTGACGACGACACCAGCACGGATGACGAATGGTGGCGTACACCGGACGACGCGAGTCCGGCCGAACAGAAGCGGTATCACGAGATGCGGCAAGAGATTCGCGAGTGGGGTATCGGCCACGGCTACCCAAGCTTGGGTGAGCGCGGCAAGCTGCCCCGTGCGCTGTACGCGAAGTGGCGCAAGGCTCATCAGTCCAACTATCGGCATCGTGAGCCGGAACCCGAGGATGCCGACGCCGAGGCGTCCGAGTCGGACACCGATCCGGGTCAAGCCGAGTTGGACATGGCGCCGCGTTTCTCCGACCATAAGCCGCGCAAGGCGCCCGCGAAGAAACCCGCTAGCCGCACGCGCACCTCGGCGCCCGTCCGGGTGGCGTCATGACTGCTGGACACTCACTCGCCGCGACCGTCGACAACTTCCTTGACCGGTATGGGTTTGTGGACTGTCGGGAGCTAGGCCACCCGTGGATCACCGAAACCCACGACTGGTTTATCGAGGGCGCCGGGGCGCAACGCGTCTACCGAAAGACGCGGCGTTGCCCGGTGTGCGACACGCAACGCGTGGACCGAGTCAACGCGCGGTTCGAACGGCTGCACAGTCAGTACGTCTACCCGGACGGATACAAGGCCGAGCCCGGCGTCACGATCAATCGGGGCGAGGTGCGGCGTTGGGAGATTCAACGCATGCTCGCCGCCGAGGCCGACCCGCCACGCAAGACCGGCCGCCGCCGCAAGGGAGCGTCGTCGTGATCTGGTGGTGGCATCGCACCGTGTTGTGTCGGCTCGGCCGCCACTGGACGAAATGGGACGGCGGCCGAATGCACTGTGTCTACTGCGGCGACACGTCCCGGCGGCGGTCGTGACCGGCCGAGGGTGGCCGTGGTTCGGGCGTCGGCAGCGCGCGGCGGCGCCGATGCCTCGGGTCACGATCACCGGGCCGGATGGCCGCGCGCTGCCGGTGACGTACACGCCGCTGAAACGGCGCCGGGGATGGTGCGCGGTCGTGATGCTGCCCGGTGACGACCGGCTGATCGTGGTGTCCGCGTCGGTGGCACCGTCGCACCGTCTCGCAGGGAGGCAGACGCCATGACGGTGTCCACTGAGCCGCCGCCGCCCGGCAGCGACGACGCCCACGCTCAGGGCTGTTTGTGCCCCGGTATGGACAACGCGTACGGCCGGGGGTGCATGGGCGGCGCACGCGATGCCGAGGGGCGCACGCTGTACGTGATGCGGGAAGACTGCCCGCTACACGGCTGGACAACGCCGTGACGGCGCCCGCCGAGGTGCCAGCGCCGGGCAGCACGGCGGCCGATACACAGGGCTGTGTGTGCTCAGGGATGACGTTCGCGGGTGGTAGGGCTGCCGGTGATGACGTCCACGATGCCGAGGGCCGCACCGTGTACGTGACGCGGCTGGATTGCCCGGTGCACGGTTGGGACGCGTTGTGAGCGCCCGCGCCTACTTCGGCCGACCGTGGGACGCGCACACCACGGGCGTCGTCGTGGTCGCCACGCCGGTAGGGCAACGGTGTGTGCAGTGCGCCGAGCCGATCATGCCGCACGATCGCGGCGCCCTGACTACGGGCTTGCGGATACAGGGCGGCGTGCTCACCACGGCCCCGGCGCCCGTGCATATGGAATGCGCCCTACGGTGCGCGGTCGGCGGCGTCGCGCCGCTGCTGGGCATCACGGCCGGGTCGTGGCGGGGAACCTATCGAGAGGAAGCGCTACGGATACTCGACGAGATCAACCGCGTGCGCCACAACCAGAATTTGGGGCCACTGTGACCGTGCCAACGACCGATCCGCTTGTGCGCCAACACAGACACGAGCAACGGCAACAGCGCAACCCGTTACATGACTTGCGGGCGTGTGTGTGCTGTTGCACCGACTGCGGCGACTTGTTCGCGGCCGGGTAAGCCGGAAGACAGGAGACAACCGGACAATGACCGTCACTCTTGACCGTGAAGACACGATCCCGCCGCCGCCAACGCCGCCGACACCGGCCGAGGCCGACACCGGCACACACACCATGCACGTGTGCGACCAGGGAAACCACTCGGTCGTCACGTGGACCTACGGCGACCCGAACACAGAGGCCGAGGCCGCCAAGGTGTTCCAATCCCGCAAGCAGTGGGGATATCTCGCCTACGCGACCCGCGCACCGGGTGAGAACGTGACGTTGCACGCGTTCGACGCGTCGGCGCCGACGATTGTCCTATCCCGGCCGCTACAGGGCGGGTGACCGGCCCGGTGAAGGTGCCGACGTTTTGGTGGGCCGATCTGATGGCCATGTGGGAGGAACGCGACCGGCAACGGCACGCGGCATACCACGACACCTCGCACGCCGAGGCGCTGTTGCTCTCGTTGCTGCCATCGTCCGAACGGGAACGCTACGGCGCGACCAAAGAGTTTCTGTGCACCGGCAGCGACGGCGGCATGTACCTGATTCGGCACGGGGTCACCGGCAACGTGGTCATGATGCCGAGCGGCCAACAGTTGTGCGCACATATCCCGATCTATCGAGACGCGGACATCGAGTTGTCCATGGTGGCGCAACTACTCGCGATCAGCACCGCCGAGCACGATTTTCTGGCGGTCGCGAACCGTTTCTAACCGAATACCGACCTTTGAGAATTCCACAGTGGATTCACAGAGAGAAACCGCCGCCGCGTGGGTAAGCCACGTCATCCCTGCTCGGCGGCAGCGCGGCACCGTCGCGCCCGTTGGGTCCTACCGGGGAGCCGACACGGGCATGCCGACGTGAGCCGCGCACGGTGGACGGGGAGCGGGCCGGGAACCTAGCCCCTGACTCGCTTCCCGTCCACCATCCCAAGGGGGAGGTATGCCACGGCCCCCGCGTCGGGGGGTTGTCCGATGCGGGGGCCGTGGTGCCGGTGTTAAGCGTTACCGGATACGTCGCTTCCGCACTGGCGTCACAGTGTCAAGGAAAGCGGCCCATTGATTGGGGTGAAATGACAGGTGGCCACCACCGGGGTTTTTGCTGTCTTGCACTTGTTCCTCGGTTGAGCCATCGTCGTGGGCGGCCGAACGTGTCTCCACGCAATTGTTGTCAGTGCCACTGTAGGTACTCCGGTGCCACGGGCTATAGACGGTCATCGTCCCTCTAGCTTTCGCATCGTTTGTTCGATCAGCGCAGCCGACTCCGCAGAAGACAGCGCCAATTCTTTAGCGTCTTCAAAAATCAGCTTGAATTTCTCAACGTCGCTTGGCGTATCAAACCAGTCGCCGCCTCCTTCGTATTCGCAATACACGGTGTCGGGGTCCTCTGGTGCCGAGTACCCCAAGATCGTGAACGAGCCGGACATTCCCCCGTATGCCCCCGCGCCGAACGGCACGATATGAACGTTGACATTGCCAAGGTTCATCGTTTCGAGAATGTAGGCCAATTGTTCGGCCATAACATCTCGGCCGCCGACCTCGCGGGCAATGACCGCCTGATCGACCACGGCGCGAAACTCAATCGGACTCGACCCGCGAAGTAGATCTTGGCGAGCGATTCGAGCGGCCGTTGCCCGTTCCTCTCCGACATTTGGGTTGGCGATTCGGTGACCGGCTGCGCGCGACGCTTTCGCAAAGCGCGGAGTTTGCAGCATTCCAGGTACCGTGATTCGGTTTAGTTCATCCTCGGAGTCTGCCTCGGCCTCGTTGCGCAAGAATGCGCGGAACTTTGGTGGCACTGCCGATGACCCCTGAATTCGTCGGGAATCTTGCCCGGCGTCATTCCACAAGGTCTCCGCGTGGTCGCGTTGAGCCTTATCGGCGCCGTAGAAAGCCAGCAAAGCAACCATCTCGGCGTGCGCGGGCCGGACGTAGCCAAGTTCGATCTTGGAGACCTGACTCTGCCGCTTGTGCAGCAGCTCGGCCGCGTCGTCGGCGGTCCGCTCGACGTCGTCCCGGAGCTTCGCCAGGTAGGCGCCGAGGCGCTTGCGTCGCTTGGTCGGTGTGCTCGGCATGCACACACACTAGCCGTAGCCGCCAAAAGGGAATAGTCACCCGTTGGATGCATGGCGGGGGAGTATCCCCCCTTGGTACATTCCCCTCTTGTCGGCGGGGCCATGGGAAGTAACCGCACGTCGCAGGGGAGTGTCCCTCGCCTTGCGGGCGGTGACTCCGCTCCGTGGCCCCGTCGGCGCCGCTGACACGTGGTCGGGGGATAGTCCCCCCGGCCCTAGGTGACCGGAGGTGCCGAGGTGCGCGTGCGTGCCGTAGATCACCTCTGGCCTGCGGTTGGGCGCTGGAGACACGCCCCCCGGTTTCCAGCGCCCCGCCGCGTCGTTGACCTTGACCAACGCCCCCGGCAAGCCTCCCGCCGCCGAGGGCACCCCTGGCCACCTTGTCCGACTGATCACGGACCCGGTGGCCCACCGAGCGGCACTGAGCGGCGCACTGTGGACCCCCACGCGCCCCGGTGTCCGCTCACCCGGCCGAGGGCGCTACCCACGCCCGCCAGCGCCTCCGGTGGCGCCCTCGGCTCGGCCCCTGACTGCGGCGGCGCCGGGTGGTCTTCCCCCGACATGCGTCCCTCGGCGCTGCCGCGTTCCATCCTCCCCGGTCATTCACATTCGCACACGATCCGAGATGACGTCTGATGACTGAGCGCCGCCCGGCCACGCCGTTGCCCCCCGTCACCGCCGCGCCCGTGGGGCCGCCGCCCGTGGTGCCTCCCCCGGTGGCGTTGACGCCCACCACGCGGACGGCGCGCCAAGACGTGGATCTTGTGCAAGAGCTATTCGGCACGTGGACCCAATACGTGTACGGGCGCGCCGAGGATGCGGACGCCGTGGCATACATTCGGCCCCTAGCGTTGGGCTCAGGCTCGAATCAGTGGCGGGTGTTCTGCCTGTTCTCCCGCCGCGCCGGAAGCACACACGGAACGCTCTACGCGGTTGCGTCGGCCGCCTACCTCACGTTGGCGGATACGCCCGACCCGACAATGCCGGGTGACGTTGCCTGGTATTACAGCGGCTATATCCACGACACGGCGCGCACGCTGGACGGCGTGAAAGATCTCGATTACACGGACACGCCGGGCGTACCGATCCCGGAGTCGATTCACTTGCCGAGGCGACGCCCGAACATCATTCGCCCGGCGAAGGGCTAACACTTTTCGGAGAACACAATTCAATCGAGGGGCGGATTATGCCAATCATCATTGCCGTGTTCATCACCGCCGCCGTAGTTGGACCGGCGGGTTACTTCGTCAACGTCTGGTGGCCTCGCAAACGGGGCGCGCATGGCCGTTATGACCCGAACTACTCGGTTGACGTGCTCAAGGTCGAGTTGGAAGACAACCGCGTACACGACGAACAATCGCACCGGCAGGCCATGGCGCGCGTCACCACGCCGCACGTGACGGACGTGTCCGACTCGGACACTCGCCTGATCGCACCGAAAGGTCAGCCGAGGCTGTTATGCGGGAACTACGGCGGCACCGCGCCGCAACCGGAGTGGCCCACGGAAGTCATTGCGTGACAGGACAACGACGATGAACACTTTTGCTCCCAGGACACCGGCCGAGCTGGACGCGGAAGCGTTGGCGGACATGCTCAATGAGCCGCCGCACGCGTGGACGCCGATCGATGAGTGGCTGAGCGCCCACGCGCACGTGTCCGCGACATACGTGCAACAGCAGTACCGGGAGGCGCGGCTACGTGTCCGGGCGGCGACGTTGTTCCCGGCGGCGGGGGCGAGGCCGCGTCCACGTCCGGCACCGGCGCCCGCGCCGTCCCTCACGGACAGCGAACAGGCCGAGGCGGCGCTTGCCGCTTACCTGTCAACGGGTCTGAGCGCGACCGACACGATTCGGAGTCTGGCTAAGGACTTTGACCTGTCGGCCGCGTATGTGCGTTCCGAGCTGCACACGCATCATCTGCGTGCGCCGGAAACCTTGGGTACCAGGTTCAAACGGACGGAGTCCTGATCATGGATAACACGGATGCGTTGGCGATTGCCTACGTTCGCGCGTTGGGAAAGGTGTTGAAGGCACACCGTCACGGGACACACCGTAGCCGCAAGGCGTTCGTGTCGGAACGCGTGCCGGACGTCGGGATTCAGGCGTACCGGAGTTGGGAATTGGGCGAGCGCAACATGCCGGTGTCCAAGCTGCCGTTGGTAGCGAGCGCACTCGGGACGACGCCGCATGCCCTGCTCGCCGAGGTCGATCGCGCACTGTTGGGGGATACCACCGTCGTGGACATCACGGTGGACCTGGTCAAGCTCGCCGACGTAGAGGTACCCGAGCTGGCCTCCGTGGCCCGTTGGGCGCGCACAGTGGTCAACGGTGGCCGGTGCACGGTTCGCCTGTCCACGGACGAAATAGGGCGCCTGGCTGGACTGGTCGACATGCCGCCGACTGATCTCACCGTGGTGTTGGCGGACGTGGCCGTGGCATCGGCGGCGTGACCACGATGTCACTCGGCCACGAGTTGCGGGTGCTGCGCCTCGGCGCGGCGCGCATGAGCTTGGATCGGGCGGCCTCGGCGTTGGGCATGTCGCCGGACGAGTTGGCCGCCGTGGAGGACAACACGCGTGAGCCGCCGCCGAGCGTGGCCGAGGTGCGCGGCATCCTGACCGTGTATGGCGTGCCGGACTTGGCGGCCCGGTTTCTGAGCTATTGCAAGGATTGCGCGCAGCAACGCGGGTGTGCCGAGCAGGCCATGATCGTGTTGTGCGCCCGGTGTCGGGCGTTCCCGCGCGCCGCCAAACTGGAGTGATTCAAGTGCAAAATTCGCCTGCCGCACGACATGCGCCGCATGATAAACGGTGCTTAAGTAGCCGGATGGACCGGAACCTACAGAGACAAAGGAGGTGACCCGCGATGGTGGAATGGTGGACGCGTGACGCCACGGTATGCGCCGGGCTGGTCGCCGTACTGTGCGCACTGGTCGCGTTTGTCGGCGGCCCCGTCATCGGCGCTACCGCCGCCGTGGCGAGCCTGAACGCTACCGCCCTGGCCCGGTGGACGGCGCCGCCGCTGACACAAGCCATGGCGCGCATGTGGAGTGCGCACGCACACCTCGCGATGATGCCTCGGCCGCCGCGTGCGTTGACCCGCCGCGCCATTGCCACGGTGCCCGTGGTGTACGCGCTCAACGCTGCCGTGGACCTGTGGGACGCCGATCTGATGACCGCCGCCCTGACGTGGTGCATCTACGTGTGTGCGGTCACCGTCGCAGGCACCGTCCTATGCGGCGCCCTCGCACCGTCCACGGCACGCCGCTACATTGCGGACGTCGACACGGCGCACGCGGCGGCGATGGACGAGACCGTGTTGCGCGGCGAACTGGCGGACGCGGACATGGCCGTGTGGTGCGCTCAATGAAAGCGCCCGACGACGCCCGCGCCGAGCAGTCACGCGAATGGACCCGTGAGTTCGCCGAGCGCGTCAAGTACGCACGGGCGCAAGGGAACCTCACGCAAACCGAGCTAGCCCACCTGATCGGATTTACGCGGGCGTGGCTGGACAAGGTGGAACGTGCCGCGCTGCGCCCGCACGCGGATGATGTCGCCCGCCTGGCCGCCGCGCTGGACTGTGACGTGGCGTGGCTGTTGTTGGGCGACCGTCCCTTTCAGCCGCCCACACCGTCCATCGTTGCCGTGCGGGAGATGCAAGCGCGGCTTTCGCGTAACGCCCGTACGCTCACGCTCATGGCCGCCGAGCTGACCGCGCACGCGGACCGGATGGGCGCAGTGCTCGGCGACATGGTGGCCGAGGCTGACGACCAGGCTGACGACCAGGCCGACGACCAGGCCGACGCCGACACCCCGGAAACACAGAAAAGCGCCCCCCGCGCCGTCCCGGCGTCAAGCCAGGATCAGCACGAGGGGCGCGAATTGGGGTACGGGTACGGTTGCTAGGCCGCTGATCACGTCACGTGCAAGGCGCCGAGCGTCTGCGGACCGGCGACGCCGTCCACAGTGAGGTGATCACGGCGCTGAAACTCTTTCACGGTCGCCTCGGTCTGCGGACCGTAAATGCCGTCAGTGGCAAGATGCGAGTACGCCGGGTACTGGTGGTTGAGTGCGGCTTGCATGAGCGCGACGTCCGCGCCGCGACTGCCGAGCCGGAGAATCGTCCCAGGGGGGATCTTGCCGGGCGCCGAGGGCGGCGGCGAAGGGGCGCCGGGCAGGGGCGCCGATTCGCTGATATCTCCCAGCACGTCGTCTAGGTCGACGGCGCCGCTGATTCCGGCGAGGTGCCCGGCTGACGTGTACTGGTGGACGTCCACGTGTCCGGTGTAGGCGGTCACGGCTTGCTCGGCGCCGCTGTTGGTCCCGTAGGACGCCACCCAATCGATTAGGCCACTGATTCCCCACGTGTCCGGCTTAAGTGTGGTCATCCACGATGCCGAGGCGTACAGCACCACTTTGGACATGTTCAGTGTCGCCTGTAGGTGCGTGAGGAAGCGTTTCGCATAGTCCACACGGGAACCGACCGGGATGGCCGGTGCTTCAAGATCAAGAGCCGGTGCGATGTCCAGCGCGTTCAGTCGGCGCAGTTCGGCCGCGAACACCTCGGCCTGAGTTTCCGGGCTCGGCGTCGGTTCCATAAAGTGGTAGCCACCGACTTTGATTCCGGCGGCGCGCGCCCCGGCCACATACGCGTCACCGTGCACCACGGCCGGGCCGCCACCATCGGTCAGCTTGACGTAGCACTCGCGTACACCATCGGCGTAGACGGTGTGCCAGTCGGACACCAGGTTGTAGCGTTGATACAAGTCGATTCCGAGCACGACGCACCCTCTTTCCCTTGTACGCGAACGGTTAGCGTGGCGGTGCGAAGAATCCAGGATTGTCCTCGCTGGCCTCGCCCGGTTCGTCGACGATGGCGCCGGTTTCCGGGCCGGTGCCCTCGGCCATGGGTATGCCGCGCAACCGGTCAATGGCCAGGGCCAGAACAATGGTCGCCACGACGCCGGACGCGACACCGACTAGTCCGCACAGCGCGGCCCTCGGCGTGATGCACAGGTGGTGATACACGGGCACACTTCCTTACGGCCTCAGCCATGCAAGCGATATCGAGGTGCGACCGGCGAACGTCGCTAGTGACCGGTCAATACTCCCGGTGGAACTGGATACGGCGTTGACCGATAGCGAGGTCGACGCGGGGAGCCGCATCGTGCATGTCAAGCCCATGTCGACGGTGGACGTGTTCGCCACGGGTAGGGCTTGCGACTGGTACACGGTGGCGAACGTCGAATCAGTCAGTTGCACGTAGCGCGTGACGCCCGCCGTGGTGTCCGCGATGCGCACGCACGCGGTAATGGTCCACAAGCCGCCGCGCACCAACGTAAAGACCGTGTTGCCGGTGCCGGACACGCTCACATCGTTGGACGTGTAGTCGGCGCTGCCGAACTGGACGGCGGTCGAGCCAGCAGAGAGCGGCCCTTGCGCCGTGGCGCTGGTGATCGCGCGATACCGGGCTTCGTGTGCTTGCACGGCACTCGGGAAGCTCGGCGAGTCGGGGCCGAGCGCGGCCACGCCTACCCACCCGGTCGCGCCGTACTTGTACAGCAAACCGTCCGTGGTGCAATAGGCAAACTCGCCGACGAATGGCGTGGTGAGCTGACTCAACGCGGACACCACGAACGGCACGCCGAGGTTGGCCCACGTCGACCCGCTGTAGATGAGTGACTGTCCCTGTACCGGGCTGCTCAGCGCCACGTCTATCTGTGCGGCCAGGGTGGACGTGTGGACGTGGTCGGCGTGCGCGGACGTCGCCGAGCTGCCCACCACGGCGGCGCGGCCGATGGCGGCCGGGTAGGTGCCTGCCAGCGGCACGCCGCCCTCGGCGGTGGTCGCCCCGGCCGTGGCCTGTTGCATGGTGCGTAGACGGCGCTCAATGGCCGCCAGACGGTCTATCACGGTCGCGTTGGGCCGGGGCACCATCCCAGCGGCGGGCACGGTCATGACGCCCCCGTGGTGGCCAGTACCCGCGAAATCGGCTGTAGCGTGAGCGCGGCGACGTCGAACGTGGACCCGTTGCCGACACCGGTTATCCGGCCCGTATAGGTGCCGTCCGGCATCCGGCGATGCCCTTGCACGTTGATCACGGCAGCGTCCCCGACCGAGATCTGATCGAGGGTTGGGCTACCGGTGCGCCGCCCGGACACGTCCAACGCGTCCACCCGCACTTGCGGGCCGGGGGTATCGATCACGTTGTCGTACGTGGCCACCCACTGTTGCGCGTACGAATCGGCCGTAGCCTGGTCGGTGACCGTGGTGTGGTCGCCGTTGACGTCTTCCAACAGCGGGTAGTCGGCGGCGACCAGTCCGAGGGACTGTCCATTACCGACCAGTAGTGTGTACTGGCTGCCCGCGCACCGCGTGTAGTCGCTGAACGTCATTGTTGAGCCGTCACGGTTGAAACCGAGCTGTTGGACGGCGCCGCGCGGACCGTAATCCCATGTCCACGGGCTACCCACCTGGCCGAGCCGGGGTGCACCGATACGCATCACCCATTGCAGATAGCCAGGTTGGGCCGGGTTGAACTGTGGGCGGAATTCGACTTCGGGGCCACCCACCAGCGCGGTCAGGTTGGTCAGCGCGTCGGACACCACGTTCATGTCATAGCCGTAGTAGGTGAGCGTGTTGGTACCGGTCGGGTCGTCCGGGGGCAACACGATCGGCAGCGCACCACGCGCAAGCGTCGCGGCCACCAGGTTTTTCGCCGCTTGCAAGTACGTCACGTTGGTGTACGTGGTGTCTACTGCGGACACTGCCGGGTTGCCGCCCGTGAACGTCGCCGGGAACACCAGCCGCTTGGTCAACAGTTTCCAGACACCCGCGAACGTCACTTGCGTGTAGTTCTGCGTGTCGGACATCTGTTCACTGATGACCGGTCCCGCTTGGCAAATGTAGTTGCGGAACGCGATAGCCCACGTCCAGCGCCACGGCTGTGTCAGTTCTTCAATGTCCGCCGTGGACATTCCGTTGCCGCCGAGCGGAACCATGACCGAGCCGGTTCCAGCGTCGTTGATCGCGGACGTGTAGCCCAGCGTGTTGACAAAAGGGACCTCCGCGACCATGCGGCCCGTCACGGTCTCGAACACGTACACCGACCAGTCCTGTAGCGGCATGCCCACCCGCTCTCAGTACGGAATCAGTTGAGTGGACAGGTAAATGTCGTCCGCGTTATTGGACGTCGCCGCCGGGCCTCCGGTGTCCACGGTCAGGGTGTGTGTCACTGTGTGCGAACCGGTGTAGGGGCCGACGATGACGCTCGGGTTGTTGCTTTCCCAGATTGTGTTTGCGCCGAGTGTCGACCACGCGATTGAGATCAGGTTGCCGTCCACATTGAGCCGCGTGAGCATGGACGTAGTACTACTCGCGTTCGAGCCGCCCGCCTTGGCGCTGACAGACAGGTAGTACGGGTATCCAGGGTCAGCAACCGTTGCCGTGCAACAGGTGTACGGGCTGTGTGCCGCATCAATACTGGCGGCCAGTGCGATATTCAACGTGTAGGGGACAATCTTGGTGGCGACACCCCGCCACTGTGTCCCGTCCCAGTAGCGGAGTCCGCTCTTGAACGAGGTCACCGCGTCGAACGTGCATTCACCGATGTAGGCGCCCGCCCCGTTCCATGGGTCACCGGGCAACAGCGCGCGCACACCACCCGCGACACCCGCCGAGGTGCGCGCGTCGGTGATGTTGGCGGCGGTCACCGTGTTGACGTTGGTAGCGCGGTAGAGCTGCGCGACTTGGATAGCGCCGGGCGGTGGCGCGGGAATCGCGGGTGTGGCGCCGGGTGTGCCGTTGACGATGAAAAGCTGCCCGCCCTGTGTCCCGCTGTCGCCGATCGCGTTGTCGATGACCTGAGCGGCCACGACGTCGATACGGGGGTTGGTGCTGGACGCCGGGTCGGTGGTGAGCGTGGACACGGTGGGGAACCCGACCAGGTACGGACCGGCCGCCAATCCCGCCTTGGGTATGACGAGTGTTCCGGGCGCCACCAATACTTGGTTGCTTGCCGTGGCTGTCTGTGTCACCGCTAGATCGGTGTTCGGTGGCGTGCTGCCACCAGCGGACGGGATGATGCCGGGCCGCCATGCCATGGGGCCGCCGGGGTTGGCGGCGACCAGTGCGCCGATGAACCCGTACCGATAGTTGGCGGCGGTGTTCATGGCGGCGCCGGACGCGGTGAGCATGGGGATTGCGGATGCGGCTTGTACGGGTGTTCCGCTCCACGCCATAGGGTCGACTCCTAATACCAGCAGTCCCCGAACGTCACCGACAACGTCCCCGTGTCAGCCACATTCGCGGAGCGGAACAGCAGATTGATGGACGATTGCGCCGGTACCTCGAACCATTGCAGCGCCGACACCAGCGGGCGCCGGTTCTCACCGTTCAAGGTCACGTCGCCGGTCCCGAAATCGATCGTGACCGTGTCGGTGGCGCCGAGCGTGTCGTGATAGGTGACGGTGTCCCCGGTGTCGGCGCGAATCAGTGCGGGATTGGTGAGTGGTCCCGTGAGGACACACACCGGGTCGGCGTCGGCGGTGCCGTGATTGGTGAGCGTCAACGCACCCGGCACACCGGCAGGGCCGTAGCTCACCGGGTACATGACGGGGTACAGGACGCCGCCGACGCCGCCGGACGCCAACAGTGTGGACAAGGTGGTGGGGTTGGCGCTGAACTTGCGCGGGTCGGGCGCCACAAGCTGAATGCTGAAATCCACGGACAGCGCACTGATCGGCGTCGTCAGGATCTCGCCGTCTAGGGCCACGTTCGCGTACAGGCTCAGCCCGGATTCCTCGACCACGGTCAGCGGGTATTGCAGGTGCGGGTTCGGGCAGATACCGCCGATGGCACGTTGCGCGGCGCGGAGCGCGTTCACGTTCGGCGCCGACAACGTGCCCTCTAGCGTCATCACCCGGCCGCCACGGAATTCGTTGCCACGAAACAATCCTCGGGACGCTGGCTTGTCGACCCGCGCGGTTTTGATTGCGGGGGAACCAAACCAGCCGGTCTCTTTGGTCAAGATCCAGTCGCACCCGTTGGCGTCGGTCCCCCCGTTGATGGTGATCCCGCCGAGGGTGAACGTTGAGCCGTAAAACGCCGGGTCGTACCGCACCGTGTCCCCCCTCGGCCGACTACAGCCGCGCCCGCATGTTCGCGGTCTCGCGACGCTCGATTTCATGCGCTACGGACGCGGGATCATGCGAGGTGATGTGATAGTGGTGTGTCGAACCGGCCTGTTCGGGCGCGGCGCGGGACCGTAGCGTGTCCCACTGGTCGCCGGTCAACACCGGTTCGGGCCGCGTGGTTCCGTTGTAGGCCAACGACATGCCGATAGGCAGCATGCCGCCGTTGTCATAGCCTTTGGGCGGCAGGTTGGCGTTGGCTTGCTGAACCCGCGTGATATCCCCGTATCGGGAAATGATGTACTTGATTCCGGCGGCGACGTTGGCCACCGGGTTCACCATCGAATCCGGGAACGCTGGGTTTCGATACGCCTCGAACGTGCCGATAATCGTTTGCATGAGACCGGTCGACGGGTGACCAGCCTTCGCGTTGCTGTCAGTGTTATTGACAGCGTTGGGGTTCCAGCCGGACTCACGCGTGATCAGCGTGTTCAACCCGGCTTCCCATACGCCCCAGGATGTTTGCGGCACGTTGTCCGCCTGTAGCGCTTGCGTCAGGATTGCCAGACGTTGCCCGGTGGGGATGGTGCCACCGATCGCGCCGCCGCCTTGTGCGCTGGCAACGACTTTCTGCCCGGCCGAGGAACTAAACCACGACTTGACAGTGTTGATGGCACCTTGAATCACGTCGCCCGGAATGTCTGTGATCATGGTTTTCCACGAGTCGGCGCCACCGGGTGTTGACTTGTTCTGGTCAATGGCCGATTGGAATAGCTTGGTGATGCCGCCCGCGACGTCGCCCGCGATACTGGCCGCCCAATGCGCGGCGTCGGTGATCCCGCCCCACACGGCTTTTGCGCCGCTGGACAGTGCGCCCCACACGTCGCCGAAAAAGCCACCGGCCGCGTGGATCGGCATTCCGTTGGTGTCGTTGCCACTCGGCCGCCCGGACATCGCGTTGAGAGCCAGGATCGTTTGCGCGCCAAGGAATCGTGTTGCTTCCGGTGTGAGCACGGATTCACCAGGCGAAAGCATCGCCGGGATGCTGTCCTGTCCGGGCGCGTAGCCGGGGAGGATGCCGCCACCGGCCCAACTAGACACGTCGACCGCGCCGAGCTTGCCGAGGCCGAAAATCCCGGCAACACTATTCCACAGTGGAACGATGCCCTTGTTGTACACCAAGTCGACCACGAATTTCGCGGGTACCTTGACGATGTTTTCGATGGTGCCCCACGCGGTTTTGATCGCGTTGACGGCGTCGGTGAAAGCGTTTTTGATGCCGGAGACGGCCGAACCGATCGCGTCACCTACGGGCTTGATCACGTTGTCGTAGACGGCTTTAAACGCTTCCTTGAACAGCTCGAATTCGATCTTGCAGCCGGTAACGAAAGGCTGAATGACGTGATCGTGGACCCACGTAAAGATGTTGTTGATCAAGTCGAACACGGGCTTAATCGCGTTGTCGTACACCGCGTGCACGGCATCCATGAAAAGCTGAAACGCGATTTTCGCGACGACAACCCACGGCTGAATCACGTTGTTGTTGATCCACGCGAACACGGCGCCGATAGCGTCGAACACCGGCTTGATTCCGTTGTCGTAGAGCCATTTCGCGATCACCGCGATGCCCTCGAACGCTGGCTTGATCACCGTGTTGTACAGCCAGGTAAACAGCGGCGCTAGGACGTGCTGGAATAGCTCGACCCACGGCAGCACGAGCACGATATACAGAATCGCGGCTACGATGCGAATCGCGACGCCGATCACGTTCAACGTGGGCTGGATGATGTTTTGCCACAACCATACGAACGCGTCGCCGATCTGGTGGAGATGGGTCACGATCAGCACGAACAAGCCAATGGCAATGGAGATCGGCGCGAAGATCACGGCGAGAATCCCGGCGAAGATTTTCCAGTGGTCAACGAGCCAGCCTATGGCGTCGCCGACCGCGTGAATGACGGCGAGGAAAACGACTTTGAAGAAATTGCCGATGTCGTTGATGATGTTGCGGAACGTCTGAAAGTGGAAGTAGGCATACACGATACCCGCGACCAGCGCGGCAATAGCGAGACTGAGAGCGACAACCGGATTAGCCAATATTGCCGAATTCAATAGCCACATGGCCACGCGCAAGTTGAGTACGACGATGCGTACCGCTTCCCACGCCATCACGGCTAGGCGTACAGCCACGATCGGCCCGACCAGGCCACCAACCACGGCAGCAACCAGGCCAATCCACACGCGGTTTTGGATGAGCCACCCTACGGCGTTCTGCAAGCCGCCAATCATGCCCGTGAGCACCGGTAGCAGCTTTTGCCCAATCTCAATAGCGAACGCGCCGAGCGACGCTTTCACCTCGGCTACCCGCTGATTGAATGTCTGCTGAATGTCCGACCAGCCCTTGACGTTGCCGCCTGCCTCTGTGGACGCGCGCGCGACGTCGCTAATGTTCTGCTGGACTTTCGCGGCATTCTCGCCCGTCAACATGAGCGCGACATTCATCGACGAACTGTCACCGGTCGCTTTCGCCAACGCCTGGCTGTACGTCTGCGACGCGTTCCCGCCCGATTTCAGCGCAGCATTGAACCCGTTAGCACTGTCCGTTGCGGACTTGTACGAGGTCAACAACGCTTGCTGGTCAGCCGGGATGCCTTTGAGCTGTGTCCGCCACTGGGCAAGCGTCAGTTGTCCGTTGCTGTACGCCTGAGCGACCTTCTGCAAACTCGCTGGCATAGCGTTGAATTCCGCCTTGGCGTCGGCGGCGGCCACCTTGGATTGGTTGAAAGCATTGAGAAGCGTCGTGCCCGCTGGCCCCATGTGTTGCAAGATCGCTTGCGAAACCTCTTCCATCGTGCCCTGAACACCAGTCTTGCCAAGGTTTTTCGACAGGTCGGCGCTGGATAGGCCGAGCGACGCCATTTCCTTGGTCATGGCCACGGTGGGGTTAGACAGGTGGCTGATCGCGTCGGCGAGGTTCTGGGATGCCTGCTCGGCGCTCACACCGTGCAGCGTCATTCCGGCGAGGTCGCCCAACACGTCATTCAGGCTGATACCCACGGCGCTTGCCTTGGGCAGCACCGCCGACATGGCGCCCGTAAGGTCCTGAAAGTTGGTCTTGCCGTCCGATACGGCCGTGATCAGCTTGGACGTGACCGTGGCCGCCTGGTCGACGGGCAAGTGATAGTCACGCATGGCCGAGGTAACCGCGTCGGTGACGTTGGAGAGGTCGGCGTTTTCCTCTTTCGCGCCCTGCGCCGATGCTTTCAGAACCGTCAGTGCGTCGCTCGCGTGATAGCCAGCACTCTCCACTGTGTACATTCCGGTGGACAAGTCCTGTGCGCTGTAGCCGACCTGTCCGGCCATGGCAAGGATGCCGTTGCTGACACCGGTCAAGTTCGTTTGCAGCTCACCAGCCGTGGTCACCAACCGCTCTTGGCTCTGCTGAAACGCCGAGGCCGCCTGTACGCCCTTGATTCCCATGTCAACGCCGATAGCCACACCGATGAGCGCGCCGAGCTTGCCGTACTGGCTCATCAGTCCACCGGCCGTGGTGCTGGTGTCGGCGGCCAACGTCTTGAACTTGCCGAGCGAGGCACTTTCGGTGTCAGTGGCGGCGGCCGAGGACAACGCGGCGGTGCGGGATTCCTGACGTACAGCGGAGAGCTTGCCCTCGGCGACGCCGGACGCGTCGGCGCGCACCTCGACATTGCGCTGTGCGGTAGCTAGTCGTTCCTCGGCGGCGACCACCTGAGAGCTGTCGGCGGCATACTTGGCGCGCGCCTCGGCTAGTTGCTGCTCGGCGATACGCACCCGTCCGGCGGCGTCGCTTTCCCGCGCCCGCGCGGCAACAACCTTGGCCGCCGCCGACTCGATAGCCAGTTGCGAGGTGCGCGCCATGTTCGCGATAGCAAGGTCGGCACCGTCGCCACCTTTGACGGCCTCGGCACTGAACGCCGCCGAGAATGAGCGGCCGGTCTTGGCGCCTACCTCGGTCGCCGAGGGCATCACCTGAGCTTGCAGCGACGCCGCAAAGTCTTTGGTGGTGGGGAAAACGTTGATTCCGAGGGACGCGGCGTTGCCCACGACGTCCCCCTTGCGCTCACACGGTCTCGGTTTCCGGTTCGTGGCGGCGGCCGTCCGTGGGTGCGTCCACAACGAACGTTCCACCCATGGCGGCGGTGAGCGCGTCGTGCACGTGCCGGACGTGGTCGCGCTGGTCGCGCTGCTCGGCCGTGTCGGGCCGCTGTACCGGTTCGGGACGTGTCTTGCCGCCGTGCACATTGGCGTAGTCGGCGCGGCTGTACGCCACCGTGTCGGCGATGTGCGCCAACAGGTACATCAGCTCTGACCACGGCGTGCCGCGCATGGCGCGCACAGTGGCCGAGTCTTCCGGCAGATAGCGGATGAGCACGCCGAGCGCCCGCCCGGACAGGTCACCACGCCAGAATTGGCCGATGTCGCGGCCCGGATAAAAGCGGGCGATGTCCGCTTCAACTTCTTCCGGGTAGGCGCGCAATATCGACACTACCTCGGCAGTTTTGGGTCCTTTTGGACGTCTTCCGCCATGAGACGCCACGCAAGCATGACGTCCGCCGAGTGGCCGCCACCCGCGATCAGGCGCTTATGGTCTTCCTCGCCGAGAATGGCTTTCGCCGAGGCGATGGTGCCTTGCGCGGCCTCGATCAGCTCTTGTGCTTCCTCGGTCACAAACATGGGGTTTGGAATGGTGACGGTTTCCCCGTCGTCTAGCTCCAATTCCATTCCGGGGTCCATGCCCAGTGCCTCGACGGCTTGCGTGCGCATTTCTTCGAGCCGCATACGGCGACGATTAGGGGACGGCATAGATTCCTCTGTTCGGTGTGACGGTGGGGTGTAAGAGGGACACGCGGGGCGCGACCGTCAACGCCTCCCCGCGTGCCCTCGGACGGGCGCAGGAGACGCCCGGCGTGGGGAGCGTGGCGGCGGGCAGCTCGGCGACGTGGGGCCGCTCTGCCCGCCTGCTCTGCTCAGTTGGTGGTGGCCGTGACGGTGGCGGCCGTGCTGTTGCCGTTGGTGCCATCGCTGACCACGGACACCGTGTACTGGGTGCCGGTGACCAGGCCACCGACCGTGGCGGCCGTGGTGGTGTTCGGGTTGCTCGGCGTGAACGTGGCGCCCGCAACCGGGACACCGGTAGAGGTGAGCACCACGGACACCGTGTAGCCGGTCGGCGTCGGGCCACTGGCCGGGGCGGTCCACGACACGGGGAGCGTGGTCGTGGTCTTGGCGCCCACGGTGAGCGCGGTCGGCGGGTTCGGTACGGCCAGCGAACGCCACGCGGGACCGTCGCGGAATCGCTTGATCGTGAATCCGGCTTGCGTGTCGGGATACGCCTGGAAAGTCAACGGAGTTTGGATTTCCGTCTTCGCAACCCAATCCTGCTTATCGGGCTTGATCATCAACGCGCGCGGGTACAGCGTCGCCAGGAAAGAATACTCACCCGACGAACCGTCAACGCCGAGGAACAACAGCGACCGGTAGATAATGGACGGTGTCTTGGGCTTGGCGTAGGAGTACCCGGCGGCGCCGAGGCTACCGGCGCTCGACAGCGGCAGGCTGTTGTACAGGCAGTCGATCAGCGGCGTAGACTGCAAGGCCGTGATCTTGGCCTGTTCGGTGTCCGCCGTGACGTCGGTGCGCAGCGGTTGCCTTGTCTGCCAAGAGTTTGTGTCCGCCGTGCTGTACGTCGGCGTGAACTCGACACCGTTTTCGTCCAGGTAGCCACAGTCAGACCAACCGTCCGATGTGAGCAGAGACGAGCTGAGCAAACCCGTAGTGGGATCAAACGGGCTGTACGTGGCAAAGCTGTTGTCGGCGTCGTAGTCCTGTACGAGCACAGAGCCATACAGCGCCTTACGGACAAGTGCGGTATTGCCAGGAAAGATGCTATCCCAGGTGACACCGGCCATTGCGATATCTCCTTATCAGTACGATTAGGGCACGGCGCACACGCGGGAGTCGATTGAATACGTGGCCACGTAGCGCTCAAGGTTTTCGTCGTCGTAATTGATCCACAGTGGACCGGTGATGGTTTCGACCGAATCCACCAACACACCGTTCACGGCGGTGTGCCGTAGGCGCATCATCGCGGCGTGCACCGCGCGCGCTAGTGCGCTCGCCCCGGCCCGCGTGGCGTGGAACGTGTCCACGTCAACGGTGGCCGAGTCGGTGATGTAGTTGTCCGACCCGCCGACACGGTTCACTTGAATGAACGGCAGGCGTGTCAGGACGTTGTGCGGGAGGTCGACGGAAACCCCTGTGACAGTGGGAATCGATGCCAGATAGGTGACAAGCAATGTCTCTACGTCCGCGTACACCGGGCACCCCCTCGACTACCGGCGCACGCTCGCAATGGCGCGTTGGACTCGCCGCGCGCGGCGTTTCGTTTGCGTGCCGAGGTTTCCCGCGTCGTACTCGCTGACACCGGCATACCCGGACGCCGCTTGCGCGTGACCGGACGCCAGATAGTCGAGTGTGCGACGCAACACGGCTGATTTCGGCATCTTGATCGACCCGTATTCGATCCACCAGGCGGTGAAATCGTCCGAGAAAATCCGCAAGTACAGCCGCGTTTTGCTTGCGGTGACCTCGAATTTGATCGAATCCCGGTACTGCCCCGGCTTGCTGTGCTTGGTAGTCCGCGTGCCTACGGGTGCGATCGATCGGGCGTATTCCACGCCTTTACGTCCGAGATCTTCCAGGTAGGCGCGCAACTCGGGACTAGTCCGCAGAAACAGGCCGATCTCGGCAAAGTTGTAGCTGAATTCGACGGTGTCGGCCACGGCGAACACCTCCTAGCCAGTGGCACGCCGCAGATAGCACTCTGTGTGGTGTGGACGGCCGCCGAGGTCGGTCCACGTTTGCGGGTCGCCGTCCACGCCGTACACGACGCCGTCCGCGATCACGTTGTCGGTGGCGGTGACCGTGATCCCAGCGGGCATGAACAGTTGCCACCGGGTAATCACCTGGTCGACGTCGGATAGTTCCTCGGCGGTGCTGACCGGTTGTACCGAGCACCCCGTGACAGCGGTCTCGGTTTCGACCACGCTCGGTACGCCGAGACTGTCCGGCGGCCCGTCCGTCCGATGTACGACGGTGACCGTCTGCCGTCCGATCAGCGGCGTACTCATCGCAGCTCTACCGTGGTCGCCACCCGGCGGTACTGGGCAAGCATGCGCATCTCAGACGGTGTCAGGCCGAGAATGCCGTCTTGCGCGGCGGTCCCGAGACGGTAGGACAGTCCGCCCACGGTGGAACTGGCGACCGACACCGGGCCGGGCATGTCGAGTGCGCGAATCACCATCGAACACACCACGGTCACCACCGGGTCGGGCATCACGTCATACCCGAACGCGTACACGACTTGGACCAGCGGCGTCTGATATTGCAACAGTTCGGTGATGTCATCGGGCAGATTGATCACCGTGTTAATGGCGCCTAGCCAGATCTCTTGGCCACCGTCCCACATCCACGCACCCATCGGCAGCGCAAGCAAGCTCCCGGCGGTGAGCGTGTCCACCAGGGACACGGCGGTGACGGCGGTGACGGGTGCCTGCCGTAGCCGGACCCGGTCACCGATCGGCCGCACGTTCTCTGTGACCGTGGCCGGGGTGAACGTCTGCCGCGTGTAGCTGCGGACCACGGTCGACGCGTCGCCGAGCAGACCGGGCACGCGGGCTACCTGGTCGCCGCTCAGCGTGCCGGGATAGCGGGCAGTGACGTCAGAGAGCGCGGCGAGGGCATCCACCGGGACACCCCCTCTACGGCCGTGGCCCATCGGTCTAGGTCGGCGTCGGTGTGCAGCTCGGCGGCGCGGGCTAGCGCGGCCTCGGACGCGGCGGACCAGCCGGACGGGGTGAGCAACCGCTCTAGGTGGGCCGTCCAGGCGTCCACGTCGTCACGTGGGGCGAACACCCCGGCGGGTCCGAGTGCTTCCCGTAGTCCGGGCGTGGGCGCGGCGATGGTGGGGATACCGGAGCATGCGGCCTCGACCGCCGCGCGGCCGTAGGACTCGTACACGCTCGGCATGAGCAGCACCCGCGTACGGCGGTACACGGCGCTGCGCATCCGGTCCCCTGCCACGTGGTCCACCCACGTCACGTTTGGCCGTTGGCGGCGATCCTGGACGCCGTAGGCACCCTCGACGCCAAGGAACCGCGTCCGGGGGTGCCGGTCGGCCAGGGCATAGAACATGTCCGCGCCCTTGTCGGCGGTCACGTTGATCAACGTCACGTGCTGACCGGGTTTCGTCCGGTAGTCCTCGGCGTGGATCGGCGGGTGAATCACGATCACCGGGGGCATATGCCGTTTCGGCCTGGCCAGGTCCCACCAGTGAGACAAGTCCTCGGCCATCCACGCCGAGTTAGCGACCACCAGGGCGGGGCGGCGCAGTATCGACCACTTGGTTTGCGGGTGCGTGTTGTGTGCGAGGTGCACTACCGGCACGCGGTGCAAGGCGCCGAGGATAGTTGCCCGGTCGGTGTTTTCCAGGTGGGTGACGATGACGTGCGGGTGTGTGGCCGGGTCGGAGAGCCACCGGGGCGGGTCACCCTTGTTGTGTCGCGGGTGTACGTGCACCCCGTCCACCGTGTACGGACCGGTGATCTCGGGATGGTGGCGGGACAGGATGACGTCGACCCGGTGGCCCCGGTCGACCAGGCCACGCAACAGGGCGTGTGCGGCCATTTCGGCGCCCGCGTTGTGATGCGGCGTGTACAGGTGCAGCATGGCGAGTACGCGCACTGATTCCCCTTGTCGCATCACGGGTTCGCGGGCGCCGATGCGGTTCCGCTCGGTCAGCTGTTCGGCCCGGCAGAGCTGAGCACCGCGAACGGGTACCGGGTGGCATCGTTGAGATTCAACGGGGTGACCGGGTTCGCCGTGGCCCACGCAAGCCGCATGGTCACGCGCATGGCCACACTGTCCTGTTGCATCAAGTTCAACACGATCTTGCCCGTGTCGTCCGAGATAACGCCTTCCGTGAACAGCTTGAACGAGATATCGGCACGCATGCCGAGCAGCGCGTCATCCCAGTCACCCGCGATGAGCTGCGCCTCGGACTCGTTCCACGAACCGTTGTCCACTTCGGCCAGTGGGTAGCCGTAGAGGTTCCCGCCGGGCTTGCCGTCTTGCAAATTCGGCTGGTAAATCGGCAGGTTCGTACCCTGCGAACGCATGCCGGTCAGCCGCCAATTCAGGCCAGGCCGAGCCACGAACCCGTCCACCGAATAGCCGTCCTTGGCCAACAGCTCGCCAACAGCCGTCACGTCTTGGGCGAAGTCGATGCCGGTGCCCTCGGTCACGATGTTGCCCGCCGCCGTGGCGCCCTCGTAAATGCTGGTGTTCCAGGTGGACGGACGGCCCACGCCGAACAGGCACGCACCGTCGATGAGCGCGCCGATAGCCTCGGTCATGCGCGGCTTGACTTCGTCCCACACGGGAACGTCGGCGTCCGCAAGGTACGATTCGGGAATCGGCACGATGGTGGCGATTTCCTCGGCGACCAGGGAAACATTCTTCCACTTCTGGGAAGAAGTCTGCTTCATTCCGGTGTCACCGTTGACGAAATAGGCGACCGGGAGCACGTCCAGAACGGCCATACGCTGAGTCTTGGCGCTCATCTGGACTTTGCGGGCGCGCTGAAGTACCGCGCATTGCTTGGGAAGTTCCTCGATGATGGCGGTGCTGACCGGTTCCGGCACAAGGGGATCGGAACCGGTCGACGCCCGCGAAATAATGTCGCCGTAGTCGGCCATGGGGTTTCCTCCGTGAATGTGAGCTAAAAGAACCCCACTGGCCCGGCAGGAATCGGCTCAGTCAGGGGGTGGTGTAGCCAGCGGCGCGGCGTAGCCACGCGTTCGGGTCCTCTTTGGTCTGCGTGGCAGTGCGTGCGCCTTGGCGTAGGTCGGGCTTTGCCGGTTGTACGCGCTTGGCGAGCGCTTTTGCTTGCGCAAGTGCGGTGTCAGGCTCCGACGCGGTCAAAAACTCCGCCATATCGGTGTCAAGACCGGCTTCGCGGGCCGCGCGGGCGCGAATGTCACGCACGCGGTGCTCGGTCAGCTCCGTTTCGGCCGCTGCCAACCGGTCTTGCAGCTTTTGCGCCTCGGTCTTGCTCGCTTCCTCGATATCGGCAAGCTTTTTCGCCGCGTCGGCGTTCTCTTTGGCTCGCTTTTCCCACGTGCGCGAGTGTTCGAGCCGCTTTTTCACGTCGTCGAACGATCCCAGGTCATCCCACGGCGTAGCCGTTGCGGCTTTCGGCGTGGTGTCGGTGGGCTTGGGCGCCGTGTCCTGCTGGTTGGCGTTGACCGCGTCCGTGAGAAGCTGTTGAGCGTCGGTACTGTCGTCTGACATGAGTGTTTCCCCGTTTCGGGTGCGCTGGTGGGACCGTTTCGGCTACCAGCAAGGGAATTCAGGATTTCAAGCTGCCGTCCGCGTTCCAGTTGTCCGGGATGCGACTGGACAGGTTCAGCGCGCGTGCCCGTGAGATGATGAAACGGCGCACTTTTCCGCGCGCTTCGTCGGTGTTGGGGCGTACACGGCCTACCGCCCTGATCGCGCTCGCGAGATCATCACCGTTGCGGATCTGAAATCGTCCCGGCCGATCCTGGTTCGGGGCAGGCATTGCTTTGCCTTGCTGGACAAGGCGTCGCATTTCATCGTTGGCGGGTGTGCTCATCGTTCCGCCCCTCGGTTACACGTTGGCGGTCGGAATCTTGGCGTTCGGCGGGTGCACCGACGCGGCGAGCGCGGGCGGCATGACCGGTATCGGCGCGTTCAGCGTGGCGTCGGTTTCCCGCTCTTTTTGCATCCGGTCGATTTCCGGCGGGGTCTTGTCCAACATGAACATGCGCGTCCGCCACGGCACCCCGGCGGCCTCTAGTTGCACCGACGCGGCAGCCATTTCCGTGAGCGTGCGGAACTGCGGATCTTTCCAGATCACCTCGGCGTCGTCGGATATGTCGATGCCGAGCACCTTCCCCGCTAGCCGGTAGACGGCCTCCCACGACTCGCCGAATTCCTGTTCTCTCTCAACGACTTTCATCGTGAGCGGAGTTTCTGCCGCCGCCAGGGCGTCACCGGACACGTTCACAATTTGCCCGATGAGATAGTGCGGCGGACAACGAGTGATGGCGCACAGGGTTTGCACCGACGACTCAATCGCGGCGATCAGTGGTGACAGGTCGGTTGCGCCGAATTCGCCGAACTGTGCGTCATCCTCTGGTGTGATCCACAGTAGATCGGCGCCAGGGTCGAACAGGGTTTGCGGGTTGCCCTTGTCGTCTTCCGGGTCCACGCCTTTCACCCACCGTTGCCGGTAGGCTTGCATGCCGGATATCACTGACAGGTCAAGGGTGATCGTGTTGATTCGGTCCTGTACGTCGGTCACGTCCTCGAATTCGCCGAGTCCGTTCCCGGCAAGGTCGGGCCGGTTGATGAACGGCACCACCGGTACCACGCCCAACGTGTTGATGGCCGTCCCGAACGGCGCAAACTCGTTGGACGAGTCAACGTCCCAAGTGGCCGGATGCCACGCGGTCGCCAAGTTGTTAATGGGGACCGTGGACCGGTAGTAGTGGATCGTGTCAGGCAAGTACAGCACCGCGAACGCCCGGTTTTCGACGTCGTCCGCCCAGACTTTGAGTGCGGCCCGGATCGAATACCGGTCGGCCGGGTCACTTTCGTGGATGACCTGCCGGGGGTCTTCCCCGGTGACCAGCGGTTGCCCTTGGCCGTTGTCCCCGACGATGACGTACGCGCGAGACATGACCACGGCGGCCCGGTGAACTAGGCCGCTGTTGGCATCCATTTTGTTGGCCTGCCACCATCCCCACGCCTGGTTGTCCGTCGCGTCCGTTGCCGCGCCACCGGCCCGAAAGCCTGTGACTTTCATCCTTTCCAGCAGCGTCTCAGCGATCAGTCCGACGTAGTTCGACCGCGATTGCTTTTGCAGGCGCTTATACGCTTCCCGCATCTTGCGGTTGCCGAACGGTAGCGGGTGCTCGCCACGGTGGTATTGGGACAGCCGGTCGAACCGCTGCCGTTGCGCGTCCAGTCGGCGGCCGAGCCGTAGCAGCCACCAGCCGGGCGCACCGGGCGTGGTGGTGTCATCCAACACGGCGAGCCTCCCAGGGTGTCAGCGACCGTGTCAGGGCGCGGGAATGACCGTCACGGACAGCACAACGGCGGCCGTGAACGCCACCAGGGCGACGACCAGCACGGCGATATGCCACGTACGGTGCGAAACGAGGTCGGCTAGGACGTAGAACAGCAGACCGATACTGATTGCCACGCACCAATCTTGGGAGAACACTCACGCGCTCCCCGACGTCGGCGGCGTGCTCGGCGGGACGCTCGGCGGCGTCACCGGGAGGTCAGCCGGTGGCGTCGCCGAGCTGGCCGACGCGGGCGCCACAGTGGGCGGCGACGTGGTGAGCGGCGCCGAGTTGCCCGTGCCGGTTGTCTCGGGTGGACGGGGTGTGTGTCGCGCTACCCATCCGGCAATGAACGTCACGGCGCCCGTGACGAGTGCCCCGGCGATGCTCACCACCAGGGCGGGCACGTCGGCGCCGTGGAACACCAACGTGCCGATCAGCATCACCACGAGACCGGTCAGCGTGGATGCGACCGACGCCGCCGACACTTTGGTTTCCACCGGCACGGCGGTACCTCCTAGAACCTGTAGAGCTTGCGGGTACGGCGTTTCTCTGTGCGCACACCGGTTGCCACGGCGTCGGCGCGTGCCTCGTACGCGAGTGCGGCGGCCACGGCCGCATCGATTTTCCGGTCGGATTGAGGGTGTTCCTTGGCGATCGTGATGCCGGATCGGCCGAGCCGACGCCGCGCGTTGAGTACGTGTCGCGTAAGGACACTGCCACCGTCGTGGACAAGCCGGCCTTCGATCACGGCGTCATGAAAGCGGGACAGCACGTCCACCATCACTTTGGGACGGTTGGTCCACCATTCGATTGGACGTTGCGCGGATGCCTTGATACGCAACCGTTCCCCGAATTCGCGCGCCCAACGGTCCACATAGTCCTGCCAATGCGGCGGGTCCGCGTAGAAACCCACGACGTCGTACCGGTCGAACGCGGCGGACACGGTGGCGTCAACCGCTTCCCGGTCGACCTCCCACGATTCCCGTTGCGTGACGGGCTTTTCCCAGCACCCCAACAGGAAAATGTGGCCGTCGGCGACGCGGGCCGCGACCAGCGCGGTACTGTCTGACCGTACGGCGCCGTCAAACCCGAGCGTGATCGTGTCACCGTCGTGCAATGTGGACGTCGGATCGGCGCACGACGCCCACTCATCGGCGGCAATCCACGCGTCCGAGGCCGAGGTGCGCGCGTTGAGAAAGTAGCGGCGGCTGTCGATGACGTCGGCGCGCGGATCGTAAAACTCGTCCACCACGGCGGACAGGTCGATCCAGTCCATGGCGTCGCCGTAGGCATCCTGGACGGCGGCGCGCAACGCGGGTTCGTTGGTCAGGTCCCCGCATTCGCCCCAACGGTGATCAAACAGTGCGCGGGTGCGGCGGGCGCGTCCTTCCCGAATTGCCTCGGCCAGTTCGTACGTGGATTCCGCAATGGAGTTTTGGCCGGGCATAAACATCGTGGTGGTTTCGATGTACCACGGTTCGGCGACCCGGCGGCGCTTGACCAGGTTTCGGGTCACGGTCTTGTACATCTGCCGTAGCTCGGCGGTGTTGTACAGGTGGCTTTCGTCGAATACGCAAAAGGTCTCTTTGCCGCCGTCCTTGGAACTGGACGCCGCCGTGGACGGCGTGATTTCCCCGCCATCGGGGAGCAGGGTCCGCGTGAGGCCACAGTCAATGCCGGGCACCTCGGACAGCGGGCCGTCCGTCAAGTTGAAGTGCACCGCGTCATAGACGTTGCCAACCTGTTGTTCCTCAGTGGCCAGGCATCGGACGTAGGGCACGGTGACGGCCTGCCCCATCGGCTCACCGGGGCCGTAGCGGTACCGGAAACCGTGCCAGGAGAACAGCTCGCCGCCCTGCGCCCATCCGCCGAACCGGACTGGCCCTAGCGCCTCGACAAGCGCCAGGCGGGCCGCTAGGCCGCTCTTGTCGGCACCCTTGGGCCGGGACAGGAACGCCGAGTCATACAGGCGCCGCCCGTCGTCGTCCAACGCGTAGCAGTCGGCGACGAAACCGCTCAACTCATCGCCGTGTGTCACAGGTTCGCCCTGAACGTCGCCGGGGCCGTGGACCGTCCAATGTTCCAACCACGCCAACACCAGCCACCCGAGGGAGCGTGAGCGGCTATGGCGGGGTGCCGTAACCAGTGACCTCGGCATGACGCGCCCCCGGAAGTTCAGGCGGGTTCAGCGAATTTCAGGTGTCGGCTGAACCGGGCGCGTCGGCAGCTCGGCACACGTCGTCGGCGGTCGGCGCGCCCGGATGATGCCGCTTGCACACGTGGTGGACCATGCCGCCGACGTCGGTCGGGAGCACGCCGAGGCGCCAACACCCGTGAACGTCACAGTTGTGGCGCCGTATCAGCGCGTAGGCGCCGCCGAACAGCGCGAAACTCGACAGGTCCCCGGCGAACCCGGACCACCACGCATACCAGCGGCCCGACACGTCGTCCACGCCGAGCACGTGCGCAAGGAATGCCCACATGGGTCACCCCACGATGGACGCGCGCACCATGTCCGGGCACGGGCACCCGACGAATGCCGGGCCGAGACAACGGAACCGCGCGCCCGGATCACACGGGCCAAGGTTGGTGGCGTCGTCTAGCCGGTGCCAGTGTCCGCCGTGGCCGCACCGGCTACACGGTTCGGTCTGAATGGCGCGAATCTCCGGATCGGTGCTCAACGGCAACCGCATCAGGCCACGCTCCTAACTCGACAACCGCGACCGGCGGGACGCAATGTCGGTGACCGTGTCCGAACTGGCCGCGTCGTTGTCCTCCGACGTGCCCGGTTCCATCAGGTTCATGCGCAGGGTCACGCGGTCGCTGACGGTCGCGCCGAACCGTTTCACGCGCTGCCTGATCTCGGCCGCCATGTTCATTCGGCCGTGCGCCCACATGTCGTGATGCAACACCGCCGTGGCCAACAGCTCTTGCCAGTCGGTCTCGACCATTTTCATGGCCTGCGCCGAGCGGCGCCACGTATCCCACCACGACACCGTCATGGGGTGCCATTCCTCGCCGTCCAGTAGGGCACCCTTGGGAAGCGGGAAGCCGCGAATGTGGCCGTCCCACTCAAGATCTTGAAACGCGGCGATGAGTCGAGCCTGATCGCGGGGTCGGCTGCGCTTCCCCGGCGTCGCATTGCCACGCGCCACCATCGGAATTCACCTCCCATCGAGAAAATGTCATGGTGAATAGCACGGATAGTCAGAGGGCACCGAGAACAGTTTGAAGAAACTGGAGAATACAAGAAAGCATGAGCAATTCACCACCTTTCATGCCGAATTCCGCGAAGAATGCCAGTAATACCCGTATATTAAACCGGATTTACTGAATTCATAGTGCGCACCGCGACCCTCGGAAACTCCCGGTTCCGCGGGCACATTGTTGGGAGGTTATACCCCCCTATGTCCGTTTCGACCTGCGCCTTTATTGGATCGTGGATCAAGTGATCGTGTCGCATTGTGAAAGCAATGCGGCCATGTTCAGCCATGAGTCGGCGAGTGAATCGAGCCGTTCGACGGTGGCGAGGTTGGTTTCTAGTTCGGCGTGGTGCAGTAGTCGTGCCGCGTTGCTGACTGCCTCGGCAACCGTGACGTGCTCTGTCTGCTGGTGTGTCATGTGCATGTCCAATGCCATGTGCCACCACGATATTCTTTATTCAATGACACATCATGATGTATTGATTCATGAAAGAATATCCCTGTTGGATTCAACACGCACAGCTCAATGGTAGTGGTGTCATTGATATCAGGGATACCAGCAACAACAGCAGCACGACATTGGGAAGTGTATTCACCGTGCGGTGTGCCATAGCTGGTGTAGTGCACCATGTCGCCGATGGCTGGTCGACGCATGCTCACGTGTCACCGCCTGTTCATCCTTGCGGTATCCACACCCATGTTGGTGCGACCGAATACGTGATGGTGATGGTGGACAGTGCACGGACGATGAACGTGCCTGATGTGGCACCGGTTGTGATGCCGTTGACAGCAACCACTGTGACCGTGCCACCAGTGATGTGTACTTCGCAGTCAACACCAAGGTTGTTGGTGTACACGGTTGTGGACGTTGGCACACCGGGCTGTGTAATGGCGGGTGTGTAACCAACGTTGTCGCGCAACACCACACCGGACAGTGTGCCGCTTTGGCTCACCGTACCGGTGAGGTTGCCGCGTACATCGTTGCCGCTGACATGTCCGGTAGTGAGTGTGACACCGGATGGCACGACGATTGCATAGGTTTGTTTCTGCGTACCGGCATCGTCGTAAATCCGGTTGTGATCTATCTGTAGTCCGGTGACATTGGCGTTGAGTTGTACGCCGGTCTTGCTGGTGCTGCTGGTCTGTCCGTTGCTGGCCAGTCGACAACCCGAGATCTTGAGATCGTTCATCGGGTTGGACACTTGGATACCGGACGCGCCGTTATTCACGGCCTCGCACGCAAGGTAGCTGATTCCGGTGACCGGATGACTTGCTATCGAGTTGCTTTGGAACCCCAATGACGTGTTGGACACGGACCGGCATCCGACGTACGCAATGTTGCCGCCACCGGGATTGGTGCCTGCCGATGGCTGATAGCTGAACCCATAGCGGGAGTTGGACAGCGCCACGCATCCGTTGTACACGCTGTTGTCGCTGGGAACGGCTGTGACGCCCACGGTGCCATTGTCGATGCTGAATCCGTCAAAGCTGTTAGCGTAGGCCACATTGTTGAACCACGCGGCGTGTGACGTGCCAGCGTCGCCGTACCCGTGGTTGTAGTTGCCTTGACTGAAACAGTTGCTGATTCGCGCGCCGCGCGACGTCGTACCGGTCTGCGATTCGACCATGATCCCGTATCGGCCGTTGCCGTACGCGTAGCATTGGCTGATCGAAAACGCTTCAACGGTTGACTTGCCGGTGCCGACACCGATCCCGTTGCCGCCGCCACCGGACACGCCGCCTTGGTTGAGCCGTCCACAGTTGACGACACGTACCGCGTGTATGACGGTGCCGTTGGTGAGGAAGTCGGCGCCCATGCCGGTGGCAACGGTGTTGCGGATGATGAGATCTTCAAACGTGCACGCCGAGCAGTATTGGGTGAACACGCCTTTGATGCTCACGTTGTACGGCCCGACTTGGCGGACACCGTCAATGCTCAGGTGTGCCAGCGTGAACGAGGTGAGCGGTGAGGCCAGCGACGCGAGGAATTGGAACGCGGCGACGGTGCCGAACGGGTACACGATGCTGGCACCGATTCCCGCGCCGACAACCGCAACGTTGCTGGCCGGTGCGATGGCCGAGCCGACCGCGTAGCCACCGGGCGGTAGGTACACGGTGGCGCCGAGGGTTCCGGCCGCTGTGATCGCAGCGTTGAGCGCGGCGCCGTCATCGCTGCCGTAGCCGTATCCGGCGCCGCTGACTGTCGTGGACGCGGACACGGTCAACGTGGCTTGTGTGGCGTTCTGGACGCTCGCAATGGTGGTGGACAGGTCAGCACTGGACCCGGCGCCCACAACGGTGATGAGCTTGCCGACGTCTGCCGCGCTGAACGTGCCGGACGCGTCGGTGAGCACGGCCGATCCGGCTGTCATGGCGCCCGTGGTGGCGCTGCGGTAGTTGCCGGTGGCGCCGTAGTCGTGGACGTTGAGCACCAGGGCACCGGTTGCCACGGTTTGCGCGACGGTGGCGGCGTCCGAGGCCGCTATGCCGGTGGCGACGTTGACAGCGCGGTTCAGATTCAGGTCAACGCCGAAATCGAACTTGCGCGCCACGTCAACCCCCGATCAGCCGGTCACGGACAGGTAGTACTGATTCGCGGCCGGGGTGGTCGGGAACGTGATGGTGAGATTGTTCGGGTCGGTGGCGACGTCGTCCAGTTCGACGCGGGCACCTTGGGTGTTGCCGCTGCCGGGCGACGTGTAGTAGCGGCACACCAGGTCGGCGGCGCTGTTGCCGAGGCCGTGAGTCCATACCACGGTGCACGGCGTGCCGGGGGTGACGGTGAACGCCCCGGTTGTCGCCGAGGGCGCCACGGCGGTGAGCTTGTGTACCACGCCGGTCGCTAGCGCGGCCTCGAACTGTGCGTATTCCACGGCGTCACCGGCAGCACTGGCGGCGGCCATCCCGGTGAGCTTGTGCCCGTTCATGCCGACGTTGCCAGCGGGCGCGGTGAATTCGTCCAGCGTCGCGGTAAACAGATCACTGATCGTGGCCCGTGTCTGGGTTCCGGTGGCGTTGGCCCGGTTCACCAGGTCACTCACCGCGTGGTCGGTGCTGCCATCCCACAACGTGTTTGCCCGGTCAGCCCACACCCGCCACGCCGTACCGTCCCACACGGCCAGCCGGTTCAGTGTGGTGTCAAAGTAGATCTGTCCGACGGTGGGGCCGCTCGGCGCACCGGACAGGTTGGCCGCCGCCGCGTTGCGCAGCTCGAACCCGCGCAAATCGATCGGTGTTTCAAAGATACGCGTCATCGGTCAATCTCCTTTAGAGATAGGCGACACCGGTTCGCGCGTGTCCGTTGAAGTCGATCACGACGGTCGTTTCCGGTACCGGCCACGAAATATCGGCTTCGGTGAGGCCGTATTCGTTGGTGATGACGGTGATTCCGTGTGGCGGATAGCCTAGGTTGTGCTCAATCGTCCACTGTGGAGCGGCGTCCGACTGTTGGTAGATGTAGGTGGCGCCACCACCACCGTTGACCCGCTGACCGATGGACAGTTGCCCTTGCGCGTCCAGTGTGGCGAGCCCGTTGGGCTGACCGATGCTGGCGGACAACGCGAAAATCGGGTCACCGCGCGGGATGCTGTTCAGGTCAACAGTGCTGCCGGTCGGCGTGATCACGTAACTGTCCAGTGGTTGCCCGATAATCCGCTCTACCACTTGGTATTGCAGGTCGGGCACGTCAACGTCGCTGACGAGTGATTCGCTGATACTGCCGTTGTCCAGCATGGCGTACACGGGCGCTGCGGTCACGATGTAGCCGCCGTTGCTGGTGGACGCAATCGGCGTGAACGCCACCATCCCTTGTGCTGCGCCGCCGTCCGCGTCGACCCAATGGCCGGTGACTATGACGCTGCTCAACGTCAACGCGGACACCTCCCCCGTGGTGAGCTGTGTCCGTCGCGCGTGTGTGGGTGGGTGATCAGGCGGCCGGGGTGGTGCTCGGCGCCGCCGCACCGGCTACGGCGTTCCACACGGACGAAATCGTGAACGCGAAATCGGAAATCGCACCGGTTCGGTTGTCGGACGTCCACTCGTCTACCACGGTCGCGTTGGTCGACACGGCCCAACAGAACGCGTCCACAACGGAATTAGGGTTGCGGATTGCCTGAATCGCCAACGACACCCGCTGATCATGGTAGGCGGTCGAACCATCCTCGGCCATGATGTTCACGGCGGCGGCGACGATACCGGCCATCATGGGCAAGCGAATGTCGGTGTTGTCAGCGAAATTGGCGGAGTCGGTCAACGTGGCCACGGTGAGATGGTGTCCTTTCAACGGGTTAGGTCAGTCCGGGATGACGCTCCGGTGGGCGTTTCTCGCGTGCTTTCCACCGTGCGGCGTTGCCCTCGGCGGCGCTCTTGTGTCGGTGGCAGTGCGGCGGATTGGCGTCGTGGACGGCGGCAAGGTTGGCGTCTGAGTGGTCGTCGCCGGGATTCACGTGGTCGACCGTGTCGGCGCCGAGGTAGCCACACAGGTAGCACACGCCCCGGTCGCGGGCGAGGATGCGCGGCACGATGCGCGTCGACCAGCCGGGCGGTAGGCGCTGTGCGCGGGTGCTGCCGACCCATCGGCCGGGCATCGCTACTGGCTAGCCCAAGGCATGAACGTGTCAAAGGGACGGTCATTGCCGCCGACGTTGTCGCTCGGCTTGCTGGACGCGGTGACGCGGGTTCCACTGTCCGAACTGGACGAGCGCGACGATGAGCCGCTGTTCTGGTTTTCGCTCAGTCGCTGGTCGGCTGGTGTGCCCGTGCTTGGCTTGCCACCCATGGCGTCTGTCCTTTCCGGTCTCTATTTGCAGTCGAGCGCTTTCTGTCCGGCGTGGAGCGTTGCGAACGCTTGGTCATATGCGGCAGGGCCACGCGGATACTTGGCACGCGCTTGCGGCGACTCGGACGAGATCAGCAATTGGTAGAGCGGACACAGGACTTGCTGTCGGACGATGGCACCGTTGGCCTGAACGGCTTGGATCGCTTCTGTCGCGCTCTGCTGATTGTGCAACCCGACGTACAGGAGAACGGTCAAGGTGATATCGAAAAGGAAGCTGAGAATGGTCAAGCCGATGGCGATTTCCGAGCGACGCGTGCGTTTGCTCAGACGGTCCGCCGCGCCGGTCAGATCTGCCACCGAACGGGTAAGCGCCTCGGCGCGTGCTTCCAGCTCGGTCGTGTCACCGGGTTTGTCCATTGTCGTCCTTCACTTGGTCCGCAAGCTTTTTGAGACGCGCGATTTCGACTTGCAGCGATTCCGTGTAGGCCGCCAGTTTGTCAGTGGTCACCAGGAGTTGCCGCCGCACGCTTTCGGACTCGGCGAGAACAGCGTCACTCCGGTTGGGACGCTTATCGGCGGCGCGTGCCGCGAACCAACGCAATCGCATCCCCGATCGCCCGTGTCGCCTCCGCGACGACCTGTGTGTACTGGCCGCGCACAGCCTCGTTGAGCGCCTTTAGCTCCGCTTCCAGCCGATCGGCGCGCGCTTGTTCGCGATCCAAGATCTTGACGCCGCGTCGAAAGAGCACGCCGATTCCCGCCAGTGCGAGTGTGGCCACGGCGCCGACCGCGCCGTACTGGACCGTCGCAAACGTCACGGCGTCTGTCCGATCGCGAGAGTGCAACACACAACCCGCACCGTGTCGGCACAGGCCAGCAGCGGCGTTCCCCACGGGTTGTGTGTCACGACGGAACCGGAACCGTCACCGTCCGGTGCGCAGAGTGATCCGCCACGGACCGTGACACGTCACCGGCCACGCTGTCAACGCTTAAACGCGGTTTACGGCCCGGTGTTCGAGGTAGTCCGCGATGGACGCGAGGTCATATCCCTTGGGAGTGCGGCGAATGTGGCCGCGCCGCACCCACTGCCGCAACGTCGCGGGCGTACACGGCTCGCCCGATTGGTGGACCATGAGCACGGCGAGCGCCGCCGTCACCGGAATCATGCCGAGCTGTCCTCCTGATACAGCCTGATCAACTTGACACCATCGTAACTCGCCGGACACGCCGGGCAGCGAATCATCGTCCCGCCACGCGGCGGCAGCGACAACGGCGCGGCGCAGCGCCGACCGTCCACGATGGCCGTGCAATAGCCCACGGTCGGCGGCGGCGGGTCGTCGGTGACGACGTGCAACTGTGCACGCACGGCGCCCAATTCGTACGCCAGGCCGACCAGGTGATCGGCCTCGAATTCGCGCGTGATCCAATCCCAGTGGAAGGACAGGGTGGATATCTCCGTGGTGACCGTGGCGAATTCCGGCGCACGTATTCCGCGTTGGTCCCGAACAAAGCTCGCCCACCAATGCGTCACTTCCAGTGGTGACCGGATATCGCCCTGCTCAGCGGCACGTGTACGCGGATCACGCATGGCCATGAGATGCACGTTTCCGGGTGGTGTCGACGCGAATCCGGGCGCACGTCGGCCGGTGGTCGGCGAGGTCAGCAACAATGCGGTTGTCGGCACGATCCGGCACCACCGGTCGACAATGTCGGCGAAGGTGTCCCGCATGCGCAGCGAACACCGGTCGCACAGCCGGTATCCGGTAGGGGCGGCGACCGGGTGACCGTCGCGGGTGGTGCAGCCCAACGCGCACACGGTGATCACGCCGCGTCCCCGTCGAACGGTGTCCCGTAACCCTGGTGGCGCAGGATCGGCGCGAGGTCGGCCACGGCCAGGCGGACGGGCACGGTGAACATGCGCGCGGCGCCGATCCCGCTGGCGGCGGCCGGTGTCATCACGCCGTGCATGAGCGTGACGAGCGGCACCCACGCCCACCAGTCGCCGGGGTCGGAGTGCCCGCGCCGCTTGACGACCAACACGCCGAGGTCGGCCCCGGCCGCCATGCGTTGCCGCTCGGTCTCGTTGAGCCACACCGGCACCCGATGCAACGCGGCGTCCGCCACGTCTTTGAGCTGCCAGCACACGCCGGGGGTGCCGTCCACGTCGCCCTTGTCGACGCTCACGCGCTGCCGCGTCCGGTGGCCGGTGCGCACGGTCCGCTCGGCGCCGGGCCACCCGTGGGCGCGCAGCCATGCGACTAGGGCGCGTTCGGCCCGCTTGCCCCGATCCCCGTTCGCCTTGCCTCGGCGAGCGTTGGCGTTGCGGGCCGCTGTGCGGCTCTCTGCGGCCTCGGCGGCGTCCGGGTCGTCGGTTGGGTCCACCGGGGGCGTCTCGGCGCTCACAGGGGCGCTCAGCGCCTCGGCGGGCAGCTCGGCGGCGTCGGCGTAGTAGGCGCTGCCGTCCCCCGATGGATTCAACGGGTCGGCGAACGAACGGGAAGTGCTCATCAAATCAGCCTTTGCGTTGACGGTGTAGTCGATAGCGGCGACTGGCATCGGTGTTGAACGCTATGCATTCATCGCAGCGACACCCGTAGTAGCCGTACGCGGTGTGCGTGCCGTGCCGCACGACGGGATTCGTGGCGAATGGACGGCCATTCCTGACAATGCGTTCGGCGTAGCGTGCGGCACGCTCGGCGGCGTGGCGTCGTCGGTGGTCGGCCTTGCACGTGTCGCACCGGCACGGCGTGTGGCGCGCCCGGTACTGCGATGCGGAATGGTCCATGTGTATTCGTTCCCTTAGAACGGTGGTTCATCGGTGGCGACGACGCGGGCGCCGAGCTGACACGCCAACACCGTGAATGCGTCGATTTCCACATCGGACCACCGACCGGCGTCGGCGAGCTTGGCGAGGAATTCGGCCACGGCGGGCAGGAATCGCGGGTCAATGTCGGTGGCCTCGGCGGGCGTGGCGCAACGGTGATCCGCGAACACAATCGGTCGTCCCCGGAAGTCGCCGCGTATGCGTTCCGGGGTGCGCCACACCAGCATGCCGCCGCATATCGCGTAGGACGCTCGGCCGCCGACACGAGCGAGCAATTCGGCGCGTGCGTTGAGCGGCGCCGGTTCGGCGCGGTACGGGATGCCCTCGGCGAGTCCGGTGAGCCTGAGTCGGCCGCATCGGGGGCACCGGTCGCCGCGTGGCCGGGTCGTCTCAAAGTGGATCATGAACCGCCTCGGCAGGGTCGGATAGTGCCCGCGTCGACATATAACGGCCTATCTGTGTGCGTACGTATAGCTTTATATGGTGGGAAAACACGACACTATGTGTTCCTAGTGACGCGTAGTGCCGCTTTTCCTGCTTCGTGGCTTCGCGCGCGCACGCGAAGGGGGGAACGCGAAAACGCGGCACTACGTGTCGGACGCATCCGGTCGAAAACGCGTCACAGCGCCTCGGATACACGTCCCTACCGGCCAGATGAGGCACTGCGGGTCGGGTCGCATCGGTCATCGGTCGCCCCAACCAGTGCCGTACGCGTCATCGGCCGCCGGTCCGCTCAGTGACAGTCCGGTGTAGAGCCGCACACCGTTCGAGCGGGCCGGGCCGACGCCCTCGATTCGGCACAACGCCATGCCGAGCGCCTTGGCGGACACGGGCGCGTATCCCTCGGTACGGCACCACTTCTCGTACATTCCCCGCAACGTTCCGACCTGGATTCGCACACTGTCACCGCCGCCCACACGACAGCATTCCGAAACGAATTGGCTCACCGTGTCCTGATCACGTTCGTATCCCTCGGTCGCAGCGTGCACGCTGGCCGGTTCCCGCAAGCCGCCGCCGAGGTAATCCACGGCACCCGCCACAATCCACGCCAACACCGCCGAACCGTGTTCGCTCGCCAATGTGTCGGCTAGGTCGGGGTCTTGTTCGCCGAGTGGGACAATGTTAGTGAATGGAATGATTCTCAACCGCCGCCAGAATGCGGGGCCACCGGATGCGATGGTGGGTTGATGGTTGCCCATGAGCCATAGGTGATGTGTGGGCGCAAACGAGAAATAGTCCTGTCGCATGTAGCGTGCTTTGATGGTGTCTTTGCCGGTCAATAGTTTGACGCGTGCTTCGTCGAACTGGTCGCCCTCGTTCAGCTCGGAGCAGACGACGAATCGGGCCCCGGCGAGGTCGGCTATTTCGGTCTCATGTTTCGCATTCTGTTGGGCCATGAGAAAGCCGCTCGGCGCCACCGTGGCGTAGTCGCCGAGCACGCTGGCCACGGCGCCGAGCAACACGCTTTTGCCGTTGGCGCCGGAACCGTAGGCGAACGGCAGTATGTGATCTCGGACGGCGCCGGTCGCCGAGTAGCCCACCAGGCGTTGCACGTAGCCGGTGAGGTCGTCGGCGTGCCCCGCGAACGTGGCGCCGAGGAACGCGTGCCACGCATCGGTCCGGGCGGCCGGGCCGGGGGCGGTCGTGGTGGACCGGGTGTGCAGGTGTGACGGGTCGGGCGGCATGAGCGCCCCGGTCCGTAGGTCCACGATGCCGCTCGGCGTGTTCAGCTCGAACGGTCGGGCGTCCAGCTCGGCCAGGCGGACGACCACGCGCGGGTCACTGCTGGCTTGCTGGACGATGGCCGAGGTGCCTTGCCCGGACAGGGCGCGCACCTTGTGCCGAACGTCGGCGGCGTCATCCTCGGCCAGCCCACGCGCCACGGCCTTGACGTGCTCACGTACCACGCCGCCCTCACGCTCACACCAGCGCCACAGGTGGCCGTCCCAATGCAACCATCGACCGCGTTCCGGGCAGTAGCGCAGCGTCGACCCGTACGTGTCGACCAGGGCGAGCGCCACGGCGTCATCGGTGCGCGCGTGGGTGGTCGCCCCGACGGGCGCGGCCTCGGCGGGCAGCGTGGCCGCTAGGGCACCGTTCGGCGTGCTGCCGTTCACGCTGCCGCCGCCGTAGCCCGGTAGGACAGTGAGCCGCACGGGCCGGTGCGGTTGTGGCGGCGACGTCTTCTCGCCGTACCCGGCCGCGTTGAGCGCTTTCGCTGCCGCGTGGAAGTCCCCGCCGTGGCGCAGCATGGTGTACGCGCGCCACTTGGACAGCCCGGTTTCGGCGGGCAGCTCGGTTGACGTCGACCACACATAGAGGTAGTCGCCGCCGGGGCCACCGGTCGCGGCGCTGACACCGAGGCGTTTGCCGGGGCGCCGCCACAGTGTCCGTCCGCCGTGTCGCGCTACCGTCGTCCAGCCTGCCGGGGTGAGTACGTCATCCCACGTGGCGCGTTGGTTGTAGTCGGCGCCGGGTGGCGTGCGACCGTCGCGTTTGTCCAGTGTCACCGGGTCGGGTAGCGGGTCGGGTGGCGGCGTTTCGTCGAACGTGCGCGCTATCTCGTGTACCGCGTCGCGTTCCTCGGCGGTGACGGTGGCGATGGTGACGGGACTGCCGGTGACGCGCCGCCAGGGTCGGCCGGTGGGGTGCACGGGTCCGTGTGAGGGCGCGACGATCACGAAACCGCCCTCACCGCGTGTTTCGATCAACGGTGTCACGCCGCCGTCCGGGGTGGGCCGCTGAGCAAGTTTCACGTTGCCCAACGCGGGCGCGTCGGCTACCCGGTAGTACAGGTGTAGACCACCGGCCGGGGATGCTTCCGTGTAGCCGGACACAATCCGGTCGCGCAGCTCGGTCACGTCGTGCTCGGCGAATGCGCGGAGGAAATGCTCGGCGGTGTGGTCGATGACGCCGCGCCCCTCGATTTCGAGCATTTCGAGGTTGCCGGATATGGCGCCGCACACGACGCCGACGCCGGGGTGTCCGCTGGCAAACCAGCGGGTGACGGTGGTGGTGTCGGCGCGCTGCGATTGGGCGGCTTTCCAGGCGCCGAGGGGCGCTTTACTGCCGTCCACGGCGACGCGGACAACGGAGCATCCGGCCGCGCACCACGCGAGAGCAGCAGCGCGGACGGTGGCCGTGTCGGTGGTAGTTGGACGTTCGGGGTCGTCCACGACAGACCTCCGCTCGGGGTGGCTGGTGCCTCGGGGTGTGTCGCGCGGTGCGCGGCTGGTGGTGGCGGCGGGTGGGTCCACCCGTTCTCTGCTGTGAAACCCGTGTCACGGACTCTGGGGGTTGCGTGACGTGTTGCCCGCTCTTACCTACGGGTCGGCCACCAGGGGCAATGCTCAGACGCGCCACTGTGACGGCTGGTCACCGGACTGCCGGGACGTAGCCCAGTAGTCGGAGCCTGGCCCGGCACCGTCGAGGAACACGCGCAGGTTGACGCACGACGGGGAAAACACGGCGGTCACCAGGGCCGGATAACGCTGTCCGGCATAGACGGTGTTGCGGTGGTTTCCTGCCGGGTCCGCCGAGTTGATCAACTGCACGTCGTACTCGCTGAGCATGTACGCCACGCCGTCACCGAGCTGAACGGTCGGATTGGTCTGTCCAGTGGTCGGCTCACTCGGCGCGTCGGGCGATTCGGTCTCGCTTGGCGCCTCGGTCGGTGCCTCGGTCGGCTCGGCCTCGGTCGGTGCCTCGGTCGGATCGGTCTCGGTCGGTTCGATCACTTCTACGGGAGTGGTGTCAGTCATTCGGTAATACGGTTTCCTTTCGTACCTATCGGTTGTCGGCAACGGATGCGCAGTAGGAGCACCGTTCGCCACGGATAAGTTGAGCTAGGTCGGCGTCGGTCGGGTTCGGCGTGATCCGCCAGTCGCACGCCCAACCGGGCGCCGACCTCGCTTGGACGCGTTCGAGAATGGCCGGGCTGTTGCCGACGCCGACCACGTGTCCACAGACGGTGTGTCGCAGCGCGTACAGCGTGGTCGTGGATGCCGCGAATGTCATGGTGACCGCGCTATCGTTGCTGTTGCCCGGCGATTTGGGCCAACAGCGCTTGAATCGCCGGGTCGTTGACGTCCACGGTGGGCGCGGCGGCCGGGACGCTCGGCGGCGCTGCGGCGGGCGCGTTGCCGAGCGGCGCGAACTGTTGCACGGGTGCGGGTGCGGGTGGCGCGTAGGTCGGTGCGGCGGCGGGCAGGGTGGCCAGTGGCGCGGCGGCCGGGGCGGTTCCGTTGGTGCCGTTGGCGGCGTTCTGCGCTGCCTGTGCGGCCCGCGCGGCACGTTCCCGCTCGAACCGGTCCGGGTTGGCGTTGGCCCACTGTTGCGCGGCGGCAAGCTCATTGGCGGTGAGCGGTTCCACGTTCAGGTAGGGATTGGTTCCGCCGCCCTTGGGGGTGTCATAGAACAGTTTCACCGGCAACGTCTGCGCCACGTAGGGCTTGAGACTGTCTACAATGGCGCCGTTGAACCACAACACGCCGATGTAGACGGCGCCCGTGGTGAGGTCGACCATATCGAGGTGTACGGCCTCGCCGCCCTCGGGCTTAAACCGCTTGGTGTCGGCCGGGTCTGAGTTGAATGTGGTTTTGACGCCGGTCCGGTGTTCGCGCACTTGGACGACGAGCGGACGTCCCACCATTTCCTTGGCGGGCACCCGGTCGCCTTCCTCACGGATAGGCGGGGTGAATGTGTCCAGATTCATTGGGACGGTGCTCCCTTGCGTTGTAGCGGAATGTCGCAGTACCAGTGCATGGCGCGCACCATGGCGCGGGCGTGTGCGGTGTGGTCAACGTTGTAGGTGCTGGTGATCGCGCGGCGCAGCTGTGCGGGCAGGCGACGCCAACACACGCCGCACGCGAACCGATGCCGCACGACGGGCGCGCCGCATCCACCGGGGCAATCGTGAGTGGTCATCGTCGGGACTCCCGTTGTCATCGTCGGTCGGGTCGTCAGGGGCATCGTCGGCGTGCGCCCACAGACACCACCAGCACATCTCACGGGCGCATCGTGGACAGGGCCACAGTTCGGCGCCGCGTTGGCATCGTGGACATTCGAGCGCTTCCGCCGTGCTGGTCACGTGTCGGCGTCCCATGGTTCCAAGGGGCTGCCGACGGACAGCGTGGCCCACTTGCGGGTAGGGCACGGCCACACCTGATCGCATTCGCAGCAATAGCCAGACACGCCACCAGCGGCGTCCACGACTTGCCGGTGCGCCTCGGCGATGCGGTGCAACGCGTCATAGGCGTTGGCGTGATTCGTGTACAGGTTGAGGGTGCGCACGATGTAGCGCGCGAATTCCGGTGCGAACGTGACGCCCACGTGTTCGTCTGTGTCGCGGTCTCGGCCGCACCGGTAGATGTTGCGGGCGTTGTGACTGCCCGTGCGGTAAACGTGGTTCATTCGTCTTCCAGGTGGCCGGGGCATCCGTCGCCGGTATCGTCGGCGTTCGTGGTGACCGTGGACTGTCCTGCCGCATGGTGAAACCGCTGAGCCGCATCTGCCATGTAGTTCAACCGCTGGTTTTCCGGCAGCGACTGAGCGGCCTCGGTAGCGCGAGCTACCGCCCGTTGCCTTGCATCCATCGTCATTCGTCTTCCAGGTGGCCGGGGCATCCGTCGCCGGTATCACGGCCGGGACGCCAGTACGGGCAATAGGTGCACGCGTGACCGACCGTGCGCGGAATCTGCCGGTACCGCTCGGGATGGTGCGCCACGTCCAGCGCGCACGCGGCTTCGAGGATCGCGTCATGCCGCGCGAGTGCTTGGAGCGCCACGGTTTCGTCGTAGGGCTGCGACCATATCCACAGACCGGACAGCATCCCGCCGCGCGGATACAGCGCCAACGCGACGTCACGCACGGGCAGGCCGAGCCGCGCATAGCCGAGGCCGTAGAGGTGTGCTTGCGCCCGGTAGGTGGGTGACGGGCCGTCTTTTTTCGTCTTGGTCATGGACGTGGTGCCGGGCACTTTGTGATCAATGACCATGCCCCGGTCGACGTCGTACAAATCGCACGTGCCGGTGAGGCCGTCCCTGATCGTGAGCCGCTGCTCAACGAGATAGCGAATCCGGCCCAATCGTTCGTTGACGGCAAGGAACGCGTCGGCTAGCCAGGCGTGCACAGCGGTGCCGACTATCGAGGGCCACGGGTCGGAACCGGCGTTGTATTCCGTGTGCGCCATGAGCTTGTAACTGAGCTTGCGGGCGCACGCCTCGCCGATCTCGGACGGGCCGAGGGCGGTTTGCTGGCTGCGTGGCGCGCGGCGGGCCGCGTCGATGACGACGCCGCGAATGTCCTCGGCGAGGGCGGCCGTACCGCTTGGCGGCGCGGGAATGCTCGGCGGGGCAAGGGTGGTTAGTTCCATCCGTCGTCACCGCCGCGCAATTCCCCGGCGTCATCCCGCCATTGGCTACGGAGTTGCCGACGCTGTTCGGCGTGGAGCGCCCACGGCAGCTCGGAGGAACCGGGGCACCAGGCGCGGACGGGGGCGCCGGTGACGATGTGCGTTCCGGTGACACGCTTGTGCCGAGGGGACACACCGGAGCGGCTGAGTGTGAGCGCGCGCCCACACCAGGGGCATTCGGCTTTGCTGAAACCGGTCATGACACGGTCCGTTCGGTGGGGACGTTGGGCGTGCTGAACCGGCGCGACACGACGACGCTGCTGTATTCGTCGGCAAGGTCGGGGTGATCGGCGCGCAACCGGGCACCGTCGACCCGGCGGCTTTCGACCCGCGTCCAGCGCACGGCGGGGTGTCCGTCGACAGTGCCGATTCCGGCGCCGTGCGCGTCCAACAGGTCGGTGACGTGTTTCTGTGCGGCCTCGGCGGTGGCGGCCCAATGCTTGACTTTGTCGCGGGCGCGCCGGTACGCGGCGAGCCATCCGGCCATGTCGGTGTCGAGGGGGACGGCCACGGGGTCGGGCGTGGATTCGGGTGTGGGTTCAGCCATGGGGTTGTTCCTGCGAATAGGTGTGCACGGTCAGGACGGGCACGGGCGCGACGGACACCCACCAGTGGGCAGGCATGGCGCCCTCTTCCAGTAGTTCGCGGATGGTGCGGGGCACGCGGTGCTCGTGCGCCCACCGTCCCCACGGGACAATGTCGGGTCCGGGGTGGACGCGGACACGGGCGGCCGTCCGGTCGCATCGAATCCACGCCGAGGTGAGGCCGAGTGCGTACCGGTCGGGCGGGTAGAGGTCGGTCAGCCACACCAGGGCGGCACCGAACAGGGGGTGTCGACGGGGCCGGATCAACCGGTCCTGGTCGATGCCGAGGGCGCTGTGTACGCACGTGTAGTGGCTGAGCACGTCCGGCAGGCCACCGGGGGCACGGGCGGGCAGCTCGGCGGCGGGCCGGTCGACGGTGGCCGTGGGCGTCACGCGGCACCGCCTGTCACCGACGCGTACAGCGCCTCACAGTTCGCGCACCCGCACAGGTCGACGGTGCCCCGGCCGAACCCGCGAAACGCCGTTCCGGGTGGTTCGATTCGGGCCACGGCGGCACCGTCCGGCGTGTAGGTGGTGAGGAGTTCGGACGGTGCGGGCAGCATGACGTGGGGTCCGATGTGGCATTGCGTCCAGCAGCACGAACGGGCGCGGTCACCGTCGTGGTAGATGTCCGGGTGTGCGCACACGGCGCAGCGATGAATGATCAGGGACATGTGCATCACGACGCGTGGCCGATGAGACCGGAAAAGATTGCGAGGCCAACTACCCCGGCGATCACGCCGACATAGGTTGTGGTGGGCCGGTTCCACACGTCGGCGGCTCGATCACCGACATGGCGTGCCATGGTGGACAGGAATCCGGGCACAGTGGACAGATGGGGTCCGACTATCACGACGGCGGCGCTTATAGCCCATGTGGGCAGCGCGCACAACCGCCACATTACCCACATGGCGGCCTCGCTGTACCGATTGGTGACGCGGACGGTATGCCTTTGCGGTGCTGACATCGCTCACCCTTTGAATGTGTGTGCGTGGAGAATTCGCCGCATGAATTTGCATTCCCTGCGCGAATCAGACGGCTTTCTCTCGCATGGCGTGGGTGTTCACGCCACCCCTTGTTGCGAGGTGACGTAGGGCTGTACCAGGTCGGGCGGTTCGGGCACGGCAAAAAGCGCCCCGCGCGGCACGCCAAGAGCAAGCTCAATGGCGGCGGCAGCGGCAACCGTAATTGTCGTGACGCGACCCGACACAATTTGTGAAATGCGAGCGGCACTCGTATGTGCGGCGAGTGCGAGCGCCGCTTGTGTGGTCCGCGTGAGGGCCATCCGGTCTCGGAGAGCGCTCACGCTGCGAAGTGAGACGTACACGGCCATGGTCGCCCCGTGGTCGTGCGCGGTGAGGGTCGGGAGAGTGTCTATCGTCCCTGGTCACCGCCCGTTGGCGTGTGTGGGTCACCGTAGGTCTGTCTATCGCCGCACGTCAAGCGCCGTTTATCACACGGTGTGGTGATGATGCCGGTAGATGTCTGGCGTAAGACGCCTGGTGGTTAGATACTCAATGCTGAGTACGGCCACCACCTAGCTAGGGGAGAGCATGTCCGACGCCGATCCCGTGAACACCCTGCCATTGGGCAAGCTGATTGACTACGTCAAAACGCGGGATAAAATGTCGTTCAATAAACTACTCAAACGCGCCTGGGAACGTGGCCTAGAGGACTTGAGCCAGGCGCAATTGAGCGCATTCGTTATTCGGGGAATCAAAGAGTATCCCAAGCCGAAAACCATTGAGACGATGGCCGCCGCGCTGGACGTGTCCTATGAACAAGTGTTGAACGCGTGTTCGCGTGAACTGGGATTCCCGCAACTGTGGCGGCCGGGCGCCACGGTGATCGTAGATGAACACATTTCACACGACACGGCCGAGGAATACGGTCGGCGGGTGCGCCGGGCAGCGCGCAACAAAGATCACCAGGAGTAGCAAGCGCGCGTGGTACTGACAGTAAATTTCGCACAATCGTGGGATGACGGTTGCCGTACGCTGCTCTGGGTACATAGGGTCTGATATCTCGCCGCCGGAGAGGTGACGCGCACGTACTCATTAGCGCGTCCCATCGGAAACGGCGGCGAGGCGGGACGACATGTACAGGAGCGCGGAACGTGGACGACCGGACACCACAAGGGCCTGCCGCGATTCCGTGGCGCGCGGTGTACGGAGCGGACGACGGACGATGGTTCAAGCTCACCGGTCCGCCCGGTGTTGACCCACCGTCCACCGTGGAAGGTCTCGCCTATCTGGGCACCCCAACCGAACTGATCACGCTGGTGTGCGACCGATGGCAGGCCGAGGGGGCATATCGGCAAGCGCGCCTCGGCGCCCTGCTCACAGTGTCGCAACAGACGGCGTGCCGCTACCAACGCGGTGAACCCGTGTCCGACCTGTCGGCGCAAGGGTGGCGTGGCCTGGTGTCGGAAGTGTTCGCGACCGGCGGCCCGCTGCGATGCCAGGGGGCGCCTATGTAGCGCACGCGTTCTTACTCAGTTCTTAGTCATCGGACACCGGGAGAACTGACACCATGGCTCACAAGTTGAGACCAAGAGATGACACCAGCGACGGTGACGGCACGGGCGGCGATGGCGGCGACGTTCCGCGCGTACTGTTCACGGACTTGGGTTTCCGGGGCGCGGGTTGGGACATTGTGGACGGTCGGCCGGTGATCGTGGTCGACGAGTCTCTGTCCAGTCAGGACAAGACGCGATATCTGGCGGTCGCCATGAACGACATCTATGCACGATTCGCGCGGTTCCGGTCGCATGGGGGTGCGGGAACCGCTTACACCGCAACGACATGACGCGGCGCAGTACCGCGACCCGCGCACGACTGGGCGTGATGTGGGTATCGGCGTCTATTTCAGCATTCGCGGCCGTATGGAGCACGGTCGCAGCAATGATGCACGGCCACGCGGCGGCGGCCGAGATGTGGGCGGCGCTAGCGGTCGCCAATGTCACGGTGTCGGTGTCGGCGACGTCGTGGACGCGACAAGTGGCACGGGAGATCAACAGTCCTAGGAAGTGATCATGTTCAAGACGCGAGACATGCCGGGACATATCCGGGCGTTGCCGCGTGACCGGAAAGGGCGGCCGATCCCGTACTTTGTGGACCGGTCAGACGGCAACAACGACACGCCCGATTTCCGGGTGGCCGACGAGAGACGCCTACACAAAGCCCTATGGTTCGGGCTGTGTTGGGTGTGCGGGCAACCGCGCATGGATGACGCGGCGTTCGTGATCGGTCCCATGTGCGCGGTCAACCGCGTCTCGGCCGAGCCGCCGTGTCACACGGATTGTGCGGTGTACTCGGCGCGGTTCTGTCCGTTCCTGACCAGGCCGAGCATGATCCGGCGAGAGCGCGGGCTACCAGTGGACAAGGTGGACCCGCCCGGCGTCATGATCGCACGGAATCCGGGCGTCGCGCTGGTGTGGCGGACGCGAACGCACACGTCGTTCACTGTGGACGGTGGCGTGTTGTTCAACGTCGGTGAGCCGATCGAAACCTTGTGGTTCGCCGAGGGGAAACCGGCAACGCACGCGGACGTCATGGCCTCGATTGAGTCGGGTATGCCGCTGCTACGGGAAGCGGCGGACAAAGACGGCCCGTTGGCGCATGCCGACCTGGACGAGCGGCTACAGGCGGCGTTGCGCTACGTCCCTGCCGCGTCGTGAGCGCGGCTCGGCGGTTGGCCGAGGCCGAGGACATACCCGACGACGTCCGCGACCGGTACGGCCGCTACGTGCATCGGTGGGAGTGTCGCGCGTTCGACGGGGGCAGCGCTAACCGGTGGGTCGAGGCGCACACGTACGCGGGCCAACACCGTGAGCTTGACATGCACACGGCGGCCGTCCGCGTGGTCGACATGCTGAACACGTTGTGCGTGCCGGTCGACGAGTTTCTACTGATCGTGGATCGGCGGCGCTGGTGACCCTGGGCGGACACGAGACCGACCCCCCACGCTTAGCGCGCAAGGGGCCGGGAGACGGTGTGCGGTTAGCCTCGGCGTCCTTCCACGGTGAACGAGTGGTAACCGTCGTCGTCTTGTCTGTACTGGTACACGAGACCGGCGCCGTCCAGCACGTCTCGCACAGCGGCGGCGAGATTGTCGGCGTGGCGCTGGTCGTGGTCGATTTGCACGCTGACCGACACGGGGCCGCGCCGGTTGGGGTCGCCGCCGGTCACGTAGACACCTTCCCGCAATCGGGTGGGCACGGTCATGATTCCGGCCCGTCGCAACGTGTGGGCAAGAGCCGAACTAGTTGTCGGCGTGACGTTGCCTGTGTCGTTGGCGCTCATTCAGCCGTAGACGACTTTCCCGAACGCGGCCACCTGAATGACGACGTCCGCCGAGATTGCGTCAAAGTCGACCGCGTCCAGTTCGCCGGACTCGAACAGTTGGCATTCCTCCCGGTATTCCTCCCGCATTTCCACCGTCCCGTCCGCAATCTGCCCAACGGCGCGCATGATGTCAGCGTGGGTGATGGTGCGTTCTGTCGCGGCCACATCGTCCGCCGGTTCGTCGGCCGGGTCCGTAAAGGTGAGTGTCCACGATTCGGTGTCGGTGGCGTCGGTCGTCGAAATGTTCGTGTACCAGGGGTGAAAGTCGAGCGCGCCCGACCCGAGAAAGTGGTCGTCGGTGTCCTGGAATGTGGGCGTGTGCGTGACGGTCATGGTGGTGTGCTCCCTCGGTTCGCTGGGTTCATCGTGCCCGGTCGCGGTGCCTGTTACCAGTCCGGGACCGGCCCTCGATTGCCTGCCCGTAGTACGGTACTACATACTGGCATCGCTCGGCCCCCGCCGGGCATTTCCTACCGAGGAGTAAACGATCATGAGTGGTTGGTCCCTGCTCACGCTCAACGCCGTGTGGCGCGGCATTCAGGGCTCGCACACGTTACGTATGCGGGTGACGTTCACACGCGGCGGCAAGACGCACACCGGCACCGTCACCGGCATGGGTTCCATGCTCGGCGTCAATGTCGACGGTGAGCTACAGGAGGACGTCCGACCCGACCAGGTCACGCACGCCGAGGTGATCGGCCGCCACTTGGAAACGGTCAGGCCGACAGACGTCTAAACGCCTCGGTTCGCGCCTCACGCGGGGGCGGTAGCGTCCGCTCAACGCGAGGCCGCACGCCGAACCGAGGGAGCGCAACACCATGTCCGATCAGGCACCGGCACCGGACACGATCACGACATACGAAATCGGGGTGATGCTCGGCTACTCGGGTGACCGGGCGCGCGTCATCCGCTCAGCGGGCGTATGGCTTACCCGACACCCGGAAATCCATGCTGTCGGCCGCGAACCGGGCCGGGGCGGACAAAGCTTGTTCCCGCGTTCCGCCGTAGCCGACATCATCCGACCATCGCACGGTGACGACGCCGTAAATAGGCGCTCACCGGTCCACGAACACAGCAAAGGGATTGCAATGCGCAGCAGCGGAATTACGGAAGTCACCGCGACGCAAACAACGTTTGTCGACGAATACGGCCGCACGATCGGCAACATGTGGGAAATCGAAACCAGCACCGGCCCTGCCTACGTCGCCGAGGCGCACGACTGGAGTAACGGTATGCCCGATGGCCGGTACCAGTACAACCCGCAAGTACTCAACGTGTACGACGACCGAGACCAAGCCGCACGGGAAATCGCCGAGCATGTCACCGGAGACCCGAGTGTGGAGAGCTGACCATGTCGAGATCTATCGAAACCCGCACCATCGGCCATACCGCCGTCCACACGGTCACGGCCGCCGATGACGCGGACCCATACGCGGTAGCCGACGACGCGGACAGCATCGGCGACGGGGACGTGATCGTGATCGGCACGACGGTGGGTGTGCGCATCGTCAGTGGGCACACGTGCGCGGTGACCGAACGTATCGGCGGGTTCGCGGTGCTGGACACCGACTATGAGCCGTGGGCCAAGGTGGCGGCCGGACGCTACGCGGGCGCGTACAACGTGGCCGTCAACGTGGCGACACAGCTCGGCGCGCCACTCATGCGGCCTCGGCGTGCCCCGGCGCCGACTAAGCGCGCCACGGGCAAGCCAGCGGCCAGTAAGGCGACGGGCAAGGCCACCACGCGTACGGCGACGCCCGCGCGTTCAGCGGCCCGCTCGGCGGCGGCAAGTCACCACCTGGCGGCGGTCAGCTCGGCGGCGCTCGACACGGCGGCGACCAGTAAGACGCCCGCGCGGGCGTCCAGCTCGGCCACCACGGGCCGCGCCCGCGCTCCCCGGCGCACCGTGCCCGGCGTCCAGTTCTCCGACGACCAGCGGGGGCGGTGAGCCATGGCAGTGAGAGAGTTGCCGGTATTCCAGGGTGACACGTGGTTCACGTGGGAATCGCAGGCCGAGCAGTACCCGCCGACCGGGCAGCCCGGTGTGAGCTACTTCCGGGGCGACATGTCCGACGGGTTCGGGCCGGGCGCTCACATTGACTGCCTGTTGTTCCGGGACGCGTCCGGCGTGCTGGTCGGCATCCTGAATCACTACCCGATGGACTTCCCGCCGTACGAACAGGCGGGCAACGTCTTGGTGATCGTGCGGGAAGACCGGCAGCGCCGGGGTATCGGAACGCGGCTGGTCCGTGAGGCCATGACCCGATGGCCGGTGGACCCGTACGCACAGCGCTACACGCAACCCGGCGCCGATTTCGTCCGCGCGCTCATGACGAGAGGATGACCATGTCATTCGTGATCTTGCAACCGCACTCGAACACCAACCCGAGCAAGTTTCACCGCGTCGTGGATCACGCGGCGTGGGTGGCGCACGCGAACAGCCGAGGCACCGTCCCGTTGCCGGTGCTGTTCGAGGCCACCGGCTACGGCGCCGCTCAGGCCGATTGCGACGCGCGGAACCGTGAGGCGCTCGCCGCCGTGTAGCTCGGCCCCGACGCACCTCGGCCCCCGAATCCGTGACAGGAGACGGGGGCCGAGGTGTTCGTGCGAACCGGCGCTAGCGGGGATGCTAGCAGGATGCGGCCGGGTCCGGTGCGGCGCCGGGAATGTTGCTGAACGTCGCTTCATCCACAGTGGACGCGCCGGGCTGCTGGCTGGCGTACACCACTTGCGCGTCCCCGGTGTCGGTGTTGCCGAGGGCGCCGCGCACGGTGGCACTGGCGTATTCGACGATGGTGCATCCGGCCAGCGGTTGGGTCCACAACACGTGCGTGTCGGCGGGGAATTCGTGTGCGACAACGGTTTCCGCGCCGGACAACGACGTGGCCGCCATGTTCATCATGTAGTCGGTGACGCGCCCGCCGAGCGGCTGAACGGCCACGTACGTGTCCGCTGTGCGCCCGTTGGCCGGGGGTAGCGACGGGTCCGGGTTGTACGCCGAACCGCCCGCATAGCTCGGGTCCGCGTGGTGTGTCGCGTTCCACCGGGCGACGGTGGCGCCGTAGCCGGTGAGCGTGTCGGCGGGGACGTTGGGCGCGGCCGGGTGCGTGGTGGTCGTCGCTGGCCGTCCAGTGGCCCGTACGGGCGTCGCGGTGTTCGGCGTGGCGGTTGTGGCCGCCGGGGCGCTAGTCGACGCCGAGGGCGCCGTGTGGGCGGCGGTGTTGCTCGGCTGGCCGTGGCCGAGGGTCGCAACGTCAATGATCAGTCCGACGACGACCACGTACAAGACGATGGCCCACCAGCGGCGCCACCACGGACGGCGACGGGTCGGCGGCTCGGTAGGTGTCGGCGTGGGCGGTTGCATGGGCGGCGTGGTCACGGTGTTTCCCCTGGGTAGCGCATAGAAAGCGACGGTGGAACCGCGCGGGCCACCGGGGTCCGGGGTGGTTTTCTGCGCGCGGTTCAAGGGTATGTGTCGGTTACGGTGCGTGTGCCGTTACGCGTACGAGTAGCAAATCACTTCGCTACCGTCTGTAGCAGACTGGTCACGTGTCCGCTGCTACATTGCACCCATGGACGTGGTCAGCGGGATAGCCGGTTGCTACTCGTGTGGTAGATCATTCACGTTCTGTCTGGAGTGTGTGACCGTCGTGGCCGTGGACCCGACGACCAACCGGCCGCCCGACGTCGACACACACGGCGAGGTATGCACGCCCGACCCGGACGCCATGGCGCGGACCGTCGCCCGTCCCCTGTGCGTGCCGTGCACCACGCTTGCGAACACAGTGCGCCCGGCAGGCAAGCAAATCGAGACCGAGACCACGCGGCACGCGCGCCACGTCGGCCCCGTCGTCGCAAGCTGCCGGGTGATCGCGTAACCGAGGTTGCGCGCGGCTGACATTCGGACTCAACCCCCCGTAGGAAAGGATTCAAGTCGATGACGTCGACCATGGAAGTTCTCACAGTCGGGCGATCTCTGCTACGCCCGGAAGTGTTTGACCGCCTGGTAAGGCAAATCGTGGCCAACGAGGGGGTAGAGCAGGACTACGCCGAGGCCATTCTTGATCAAGCCTTGGCGTTCATCAAAACCTGTGCTGACAATCCCGGAGGGCGGCTACGGCCGTCCAAGTCTGTTGACGTCGCGTGGCATACATTCATCCTGAACACCGCCGAGTATGCGATCTTCTGTCAGCGGGTCGCGGGCCGATTCCTTCACCACGAACCCGAGGAATTCACGCCACCCGTCGACGCGGGCGCGATGCTGAACCCCACGGTAGAAGCCATGCGGGGCGCGGGATTCGTCGTCAACGAGGAACTGTGGGCGCAGGCGTCGGGTAAGTGCTCGCAATGCCATGGCGGCTGCACGAACTGTGGCCAGGGCGGAAAACTAAGCTGCGACGCGTGACCAATCCTGCCCTGAGAGACCTCCCCGGCGACGCCTGGCATGCCATTGTCGAGCGTTGCGGGGAGGTTTCCCGCGTGGAGCACGCGTCCGCCGGGATCAATGCCGATTTCACGGCGTCGCTGACCACGGCCACCGGACGCGTGTTCGTGAAAGGCGTTCAGCTCGACTCGGCGAACGCGGTCACCCATCGGACCGAGGCTCGGGTGAACAGCTACTTGCCGGTCACGGTCGCGCCCCGGATGCTCTGGGAGGTAGAGGCGGCTGGGTGGCTGCTACTCGGGTTCGAGCATGTACCGGGTCGGCACGCGGATATCGGGCCGGGGTCGGCTGATCTGCCGCTGATCATCACGGCGGTCACAGAGGTACAGGTGACGCTCACACCCTGCCCGCCCGTCGAACTGCCCAGTTTCGCCGACCAGTGGGAACGGCTAGGCGCATGGCAACGGTTGCTGAACCACACCCCGCCTGATCTCGACCCGTGGACACGGGATCTTCTCATCTACGGGTATGACGCCGAGTCCGCCGCGATCAGCATCATGCGCGGTGACAGCCTCGCCCACACCGACGTACAGCCGCTCAACATCATGATCGACGGTGGCCGCGCGCGGCTGATCGATTGGGCGTGGTCGCGTCGGGCCGCGCCGTGGGTGGATGCCGCGTTTCTCGTGATCCGACTCATCAGCGCCGGGCATTCCCCGCTGGACGCGGAGCGGTGGGCGGCGCGTACACCCGCGTGGGGGGCGATGCCGGAACCGGCCGTGACGCTGTTCGCGGTGGAAGTGCTCGGGGTGTGGGAATGGCTGTTGCACAACCGCCCGATGCCGCACCGGGCAGCGTTGACCGACGCCGCCCGACTGTGGGCCAAGTACCGGCTAGAACGGCACTTCCCCGACCGGATTGGCGCCGAATTCAGGCGTGACGATGTGGTGTAATCGAACGCATGTTCGAGGCTGTGTCTCCGTCATGGTTCCGTCAACTGGACGAACCGCGCCGAGTCTGGGTGAACGTGCACCGACTGTTGGCGCGCGACGTCCACGACATCTACCGGGACACGCCGGGCGGCCTCGAACTCGATCACGAGGTACACGGCTTGGTCGACGCGTGGGCCAGGCGGGGTGACGGCGGATGGCTCGCCCGCGTGAGCTACCAACTACCGGCACGGAACGCCGAGGCCGCATCCGAGCTGATCACGCACTACGTCCCGTCGCACCTGATCACCCCACACTCGTACGTGCGCCGCGACCGGGAGCGCCACGGCCTCGGCCACTGAGAGATTCCCAGGTCACGCGTCAACCCAGGCCCTAGGTTACAGTTGTGTAACGTGTGTGTCATAACTCGGGCGTGGGCTTGCCGATCCCACCGGCACCGCCGATCGCGGAGATCACCACGGTGCCGCTGACGTTGCCCGGGTGCTCGTCGATCGCCCTGGACAGCAACGCGATCTCCGCGGCCCGGCCCGCGAACGCCCTCGGCGCGGCCGGCAACTGCCGTGGCGCCGGCAACTCCGCGAGATGTGCGCCCACCGACCCGCCCCGCTCCGCGCCCGCCGATCCGGCCCGGCCGGGCGCCGGCCCGGTGCGCGGTGCGGCCAGCGCCGGGTCGGCGGTGAGCATCTGCTGGTAGAGGGTACGCAACGGTTCGCTCGGCCGGATACCCAGTTCATCGCCGAGTCGGGCCTGAGTGCGCTGATAGTGGGTGAGCGCATCGGCCTGCCGACCACTGCGATAGAGCGCGAGCATGAACTGGCCGGCCAGCCGCTCGTCCAGCGGCCGCTGCTCGGTCTGGCTGGCCAGCGTCGCCAGCAGATCCGCGTGCCGGCCACCGGCCAGGGCCAGGTCGGTGTACTCAAGTTCGGTGGCCAACCGGTCCTTGAGCAGGGTCGCCCTGATCCCGTGCAGCCAGGGCGTGTCCAGGCCGGGCAGGGCTTCGCCGCGCCACAGGTCAAGCGCCTGCCGGATCAACCGGACCGCGGTGCCATGATCGGGCGTTTCCCGCGCCCGCGCGGTCAGCGAGCGGAACAGGTGCAGGTCGACGGCTTGTTCGTCGACGACCAGCTGATAGCCGGCCGGCCTGCGCAGCAAGGTCACCTCGTCCGTGCCGGACAGGGCCTGACGCAGCCGGGACAGGTACGTGTACAGGGTGTTGCGCGCCCTGGGCGGCGGGCTCTCGCCCCAGGCCCGTTCGATCAGCTCGTCGCCGGACACCGGCCGGTTCGCGTTGACCAACAGCGCCACCAGGACACACTGCTGCTGCCGAGGGCCCAGATCAACCAGCTCACCGTTGATGCCGGCCTCGACACTGCCCAGTATCCGGAACCGGACCGCCATGGCGCTCCCTCTGCTGACCCCGATACCTCGCCCAGCCGCCCCCTATCAGCTCTTACCCCGTTCGAGCCCGGGAAGCAAGGTGGGAAAACCGAAGGGCCCGACCGGTTCTCCGGTCGGGCCCCGCTACGTGCCAGGAATGGATCGATCAGGCGGTGGCCACCGGGGTGAACTGGGACCACGGCACCGCCCAGTCGCCGATGAAGGCACCGGGTGTGATCGTCGGCCCACCCGAGTTCGTCACCTCGACCACGTCACCGACCCCGAGGTTGGTGAAGAACCATTGCGCGTCGGCCTGGTTGAGGTTGATGCAGCCGTGCGAGACGTTGCTGTGGCCCTGCACGCCAACGGTGTCCGGGTTCTCGTGCACGAACTCACCACCGTTGGTGATCCGCTCCGCCCAGTACTCGGTCTCGTTGTAGGCGCGCGGATCCGGCGGACAGACGCCGTAGGTGCACGAGTTCATCTGCACGGTCTGGTTCTTGTCGGTGATCACGTGCGGCCCGAGCGAGGTCGGCGTCGAGTCCTTGCCCATGCTGATGTTCATGGTCTTGACCAGATTGCCGTTGTCGAAGATCTGCATCTGCTCGGAGTTGCCGTCGGCCTTGGCGACCCAGGCGTCGTGCACGTGGTAGGTCTCGTCCCGGTCCTCCTGGTCGAAGTTGCCGCCGCCGAGATCGGTGCCGTACAACTTGGCGACCACGTGCACCTTCGTGCCGGCCGTCCAGTAGTTCTGCGGCCGGGCGTCCAACTCGGTGCTGGAGATCCAGTAGAAGCCGACCGGCTGGCTCGGCGTGGTGGTGATGGTGATGCCGGCCTCGGCCGCCTTCTTGTTCGTCACCGCGTGGGAGAACTGGAAGATGATCGGCATACCGACCCCGATGCCGGGGCCCGCGTACGCGGCGGGCGCCGGGAACATGTTCGTGTACGACTTTACCGACGGGTTGATCGTGGTCAGCGTGGACTTCTGCTCGCTGGGAGCGCCCTGCGGGTTGGCACCCTGCGCGTCGACCGCGTAGCTCGCGCCGAAGCCGAGATCCACGTTCGACGTCCAGGTCGCCTTGTCCGTGGAGTAGGCACCGGTGACGGCCGTGCCGGTCTTGGAGTTGGTCACGGTCACGTTCTTCAAGGTGCCGTTGGTCGCCTTCACCACGATCGGGGTGCCCGGGTTCACCGCCGCCGCGTCCGCGGCCGACGGCGTGATGGCGATGCTCACCGGGGGACCGGAGGTCGTGGTGGGCGCGCTCTGCGAACCGGACCCACCCGAGCCGCCGGTCGCGTTGCCGCTGCCGGAGCTGCATGCGGCGAGCATCACACCGGCTACCGCGAAGCCGACCACACCGATGACCGCCCTGCGGGCGCGCGCGCCCGTCAGCGGACGAAAAGTGAAACCGCGGTGTCTGCCCTGCACTCTGTTGCCGTGCTGCATGTGCTCCTCATTAGCTCTCAATGTCCAGCGCGCCCGCTCCTGGCTGCGCCGCCGATGGCGATCCACCAAGCCCTACACATTCCAAGACGCCCGTGGGGCGGCAAAGGTTGTGTGCCCAGGGCACTCGCTCCCACCAGGTGACACTGAGATCACACGGATGTCGGATGGTCATCCGATGACCGAAACGCCGCTGACCAATAGCATCAGTGCTCATGAGTACCGCAATGGAACCGAGCTTGGACAGTCATCACGCGGCCGTGACGACGCTCCGGGCAGCGTACTCCGCGCTGCCGCCCGGTTCGCCGGTGAGGCTGGCCAAACCGACGTCCAATTTGTTCCGGTTTCGGGAGCCCACTGGTGCCCCTGGCCTGGATGTCAGCCAGTTCGGCTCGGTACTGAGAGTGGACCCGGACGCGGCCGTCGCCGACGTCGGCGGGATGACCACCTACGAGCACCTGGTCGCCGCCACCCTCCCGCACGGCCTCATGCCGACCGTGGTTCCCCAGCTCAAGACCATCACCCTCGGTGGGGCCGTTGCCGGCCTCGGTATCGAGGCGACCTCGTTCCGCAGCGGACTGCCGCACGAGTCGCTGCTCGAAGCGGAAATCCTGACCGGTGACGGTCGGGTCGTGGTGGCGACTCCGGAGGGTGAGCACGCCGACCTGTTCCGGGGCTTCCCCAACTCCTACGGCACCCTCGGCTACTCATTGCGATTGCGTATCGAACTGGAGCGGGTGCGGCCCTACGTCCGGTTGCGCCACGTACGGTTCCCCGACGCGGGTGAATGCGCGGCGGCGATCGCCGAAATCTGTCGGGACGCGAGCTATCAGGGCGAGCCGGTCGACTTCATCGACGGCACCGTGTTCGCCGCCGATCAGACCGCGGGCCACCCCGACCCGCGTCCGTACCTCACGCTCGGTGATTACGTCACCGAAGCGCCGTACACCAGCGATTACACCGGGATGAAGATTTTCTACAAGTCCGTCCCGGAGCGCGAGGTCGACTACCTGACCATCCACGACTACCTGTGGCGCTGGGACACCGACTGGTTCTGGTGCTCACGCGCGTTCGGTGTGCAGCAGCCGCTGGTGCGCAAGCTCTGGCCCAAGCGCTACCTGCGCTCCGACGTCTACCGCAAGCTCGTCGCCCTGGATCGCCGCTACAAGGTGTCCGACCGGCTCTACCGCTCCCTGGACGCCCCCGTACACGAACCGGTCATCCAGGACGTCGAGGTGCCGGTCGAGCGGCTCGCCGAGTTCCTTGACTTCTTCCACCGCGAGATCGGCATCAGCCCGGTCTGGCTGTGTCCGCTCAAGCTGCGCTCCCAGGAGCAGTGGCCGCTCTACCCGCTCGCGCCGGGCAGGCTGTACGTGAACGTCGGCTTCTGGTCGACGGTGCCGCACCGGCCGGGCGAGGACAACGGCCACTACAACCGGTTGATCGAGGCGAAGGTCACCGAGTTGGACGGGCACAAGTCGCTCTACTCGGATTCCTACTACTCAAGGGACGAGTTCGACCGGCTCTACAACGGCGCCGCCTACCAGGCGCTGAAAAAGGAATACGACCCGGCTGGACGACTGCCGGACCTGTACGCCAAGTGCGTACGCAACAGCTGAAAACTCAACGGTTGAGCCGAGGGTAGTGAGAGGAGCAGATCGTGCGATTGGCCGAAGTGTTCGCCCGCGTTGTCGGGCCGGATATGCCGATCGAGTTCACCGCATACGACGGAAGCCGTTGCGGCCCGGCCGACGCGCCGGTGCGACTGGAGGTGCGTTCGCCGATCGCCCTGTCCCACCTGGGGTCCGCCCCTGGTGAACTCGGCTTCGCCCGGGCCTACGTGAGCGGTTCGCTGGAAGTCGTCGGCGACATGCACACCGCGCTGACCACGCTGTTGAACCTGCCGCTCAACGGCATCGCGGACATCCCCGCCGACGTGCGCGGCGGCTTGATCAGGAAGGTTCTCGCCGCCCGGTTGTGGTGGCCGGTGAAGCCGCCCCCACAGGAATCCCACCAACGCGGCAGGCGGCACTCCAAGCGGCGCGACTCCACCGCCATCTCGCACCACTACGACGTGTCGAACCGCTTCTACGAGCACGTGCTCGGCCCGTCCATGGCCTACACCTGCGCGGTCTACCCGACAGCTCAGGCCACCCTGGAAGAGGCGCAGTACACCAAGTTCGACCTGGTCGCCCGCAAGCTCGGGCTGCGGCCCGGCATGCGCCTGCTGGATGTCGGCTGCGGCTGGGGCGGCATGGTCATGCACGCGGCCCAGCACTACGGCGTCAAGGCGCTCGGCGTCACGCTGTCCGAGCGGCAGGCCGAATGGGCGCAGAAGGCCATCGTCGAACGCGGCCTCACCGACCTCGCCGAGGTACGCCACTGCGACTACCGCGACGTGGCCGAGGGCAACTTCGACGCGCTCAGTTCCATCGGACTCACCGAGCACATCGGCCAGGCGAACCTGCCCGGCTACTTCAAGTTCCTCTACGACAAGATCCGGCCCGGCGCACGGGTGCTGAATCACTGCATCACCCGGCCGAACAACCTTGAGGAAGCCAGGACCCGCGGTTTCATCGACCGGTACGTGTTCCCGGACGGTGAACTCGAAGGGCCCGGTGAACTCATGACGATCATGACCAACACCGGGTTCGAGGTGCGGCACGAGGAGAACCTGCGCGAGCACTACGCCAT